TACAGCATCAGATCGCATCAGTCTCATACGTTTACCGCACTGTGGGCATTTCATCCGCGCACCGCCTTCCGCGATTTATCGCGCTTCACTAACTCAAATTCCAGCACCCACACTTCTGGGTTATCATCATAGCGTGTACCGGGCTTCGTGTGGATGGTATCCCATAGCTTTGCAAAACGTACACTAAGGGCGCTATATGGTATTGCAAAAACCCCTTCATCAAGTGCATCATCAACTGTCATATCCCACAACCGTTCCTGCCTTATCTCCGTGATGCGAATACGCCCAATAGCCTTCGTTGTGCGTCCCGGCTGTATGGCGTAGGTTTTGCCTACTTGCCATTTTATGCGATGGTTATCCCAGCCTGTATAAACAGTATCAATTTCGCACACGCCGCGCAGACCGCCGCCTACTGCGCTGGCTAATTCGAGAGCTATTTCTATATTGTCAGTTTCCCCCGGCTTGACCAACCGCCGTGTCTGCGTCTTCGTTCCGTCCATAACTTTCTCGTGTGTATGCTGAAATATCATGATTGCTCCTCTGCCCTTTAGGGCGCTTCATTCTATCACTAATTGCGGCGCTAAATTGGCCGCTTGCGTGGATGCTGCTTTCTTAGGCGCTGCACGGTAGGATGCTATTTCAGACTGCACCATGAGGGGCGACTTGCAATGTAAATCTGCCGATGTATTCAAATCGTGCAACTTGCGCTTGGCTGTCCATGCCTTAAATACGGCTATCAATTCATCCGGCGTGACTGGCTCAGATTTGTAATAGGCTAAACAGGCACGGGTGTCCGCGTCCTTGTGCTTGCCTTTGCCCTGTAATAACTGAGCCATTTTGTCATTCGCTATGCCAGTCACTCCCAATGTCCCCCAAATGCCGCCCACCGCCGCACGCATCGCATCAGGCGTGGAGAACGCCGCATTCACTTGCCGGGCTGTATGCGCGTCCTGTGCTGCTTTGGTTTCGCGGGCCTTCTCTTTTTTAGTAGGGGATGATGCTATTTCAGTAGGTGGTGAAAATCCAACAACTTCATCCTCTACAGTAGGCAAAGAAGAATCAGAAAAAGAAATAGCGGCGGACGCCGCGTTCTTTTTGTTTATTTTTTCTTTTATATCTTTCTTACTATTGTTATCTCTATATACTGTATGTGGTTCAATAACCGTCGATGGTTTTCCAACCGATGGTTCAACCATCAATGGTTTTTCAACTAGTGGTGACTTATTATGGACGGTGTTCCAGACGGTATTATTTGAGTGGAATATATAGGGCGTAAAGTTGATGTGTCCTTTCTTGTCATTGTATCGCTCTTTGGGCTTTACATACCCGGCTGCAATGAGTTCTTTCATGACACGTTTCGCTTTGCTCATTCCTATGCCTGTTCGTTTGCAAATGTCTGTGAGTTGACATATCCAATCATCGGGCTTACTGAGGATGTATACCATCAATCCAAGCGCCTCTAAGCTGATGGTTTCATCTTGTGCTGATGCCCATAGTATCTTCACAGTTGGCGGTGTGTAATCGGGTTCTCGCTGGATTCTGTCGCTCATAATTTGTTCTCCAATAACTTCGATATTGATTCAATTTGTTTAATGTCATTGATGGTCAATATTTTTTCAGTGTCGCCCATGCTCTGCCAGCCACCATCATTGACCCTGATATAACCCCATCCTAACCCCCTCAATTGATGTATCTCATCAGGTGTTAAGGATAGTGGAGTTTCTATACCGTTGTGATATAAATGCGCGGTTGATATGTTATTCTCATAAGACCGAAGCCGTAAGCATCCACCATCTATGCCATAGTTACCAATATAAATATTGATCTGTGCGAGTTGTATTGGATTAATCTGATGTTGGTTTGTGATTTTATTCATTGATATTGTCCTTGTGTAATAAAGTCGGAAATTAATCCGTTTATTCAGGCTAGACAATGAAGGGGGATTTTGGTATCATTCTTCCAATGAATCCCGGTTCATTCCGCCACTCAAAACGGATTTTACTAAACGCACTTAGCGGTGCGTTTTTTCATTTCTATGCTCTAAGCATACCCCATAATTGCACAATGATACAGAGTGAGTCATGATGAAGTACCTCATTTGTTACTTAGTTCAGTTATAATATCTGCAAAAGCATCATGATAATCTTCTTTGTCAAACATCGCCCAAATTTCAACTAGTGCCGTTTCCATATATTGGCTATCTATCACTGTGTCAGCATAATGTTCACGCCATGTACTTAGCATGATATTGTTGGCACGGCGGTGTTTGAATGCGGATTGTTGCGCGGCTTTAGTCATTTCGATTAGTTCTGTTATCTGAGCTTTTGCAAGGTCACTATATAATGGCGGCCTATTTGTGTGTGTGATAATAAGAATCCCTACCATTACCATAAAACCGATAATGAATACTATAGCTATCATGATTCATCCTCTTTAGTTTCCCATATTGGAATTAATCGGTTATTACGTCCGGTAAAGGTGCGTGTTCTCATGATTGGTATCACGCTATCCCATGCCTCAAGGTAATGTTCATAAGAGTATTGACTATAGCGTCCATCGGGATATAGAACGTGGAAACGGCCAAAATAGCGTGATGTGAATTCCATTGGCGGAATCCTAACTAGCCATCCATTAGATTCGGCTGCTCGAATTTCATCGCCAGTGGCATGATTGTCAGGGCGATTGTAATATGAGTGGCTTTTTTCGTCGTATGCTTTATTCATTGTTATTCTCCTTGTGTAATAAACTCTGTCATTGTACCTTGCTATTCGGGGCGTTGAGGTGTAGCCTGTAACCAGACAACATTCTTTTCGCCCCTCAGCAAGGCATAGTTTTAAAGACACTTCACGGTGTCTTTTTTAATTGTTGAACGAAGTGAAACGATCTTCATTTCAATAAAGTAATCATACCACACTATCCCCCTTTTGAGCTTCATTGTATCAATTTTGTAACCTCATGCTTTGCCGATAGAAATAGATTAGCAGCCGTGTCAGCATACCGCGCAAGATGATGCCCTTGCGATAGAGGCGCATAGCTAATTGCATCTCATCTTTATAGTCTCGCCCGATTCGTAATGCCAATATGGGTAATGTAGTCATTTCCTTTCTCCGTTTTTACTCTATCGCTATATCAAATAATTCATCAAATTGTTTTTTAATTGTGAGTAGTTTGAAGTGCAGCACCACCACACCGTTGAATACACGTCCATTATGATGGCCTCCCTTAATAGATAGTAAGTGTCCCATAGAGCTTTCAATCGTGCGAAAGGCCTCCTGACTATCGTCTATAGCCTGTTGTTCCGATACGACACTCTCTAATGCTTTCATAGGCTCTTTTCGATCTTTGTCAAATGGTGCGGGCTTACTGAATCCCCTATCTTGATTGTGATGCGTTTCGTGTTTAGTCATGATGATTCATCCTTGTCGCTAAATAGGTGCGGAAATCGTGCTTTGCAGATGGCGAGTGCGAGTGACTTATCTATCCCATATTTCGACCCACCAAACTTTTCATCGTGGTATTTGATATACCATTCCCCCATGTTCCATCCTAAATCCCAAACGCCATTAACGCGATGTGCTGTATAATCAATCAGTTCTATCGCCACGTTCAAATCGGTTGTGTAAGCGGGAATGCTGTCTCCTACCTTCACGCCTAACTCGCCTGCTATGAGTCGGTCAATGTGTGATAGGTTGGTTGTACTACGTGTCATGATTATGTCCTTTCAATGACAAAAACGAGTAGTTGGGAACAGGGAATTTTCCACCCAAGCAAATGATCGCAGTCACTTTGTAGAGCGATTATGCCGTTAGTTGAAGTTGCGAATAAGAATGTGTCACATACCGGGCAGTTAGTATCAAAACCGTCATTTACGCCGTCGTTTGTTTTCCCCACTGTTATGAGTTCAATATTGTCAGCTTCAATGGTTATTTGTGTCATGTGATGTCTCCTCAGTTGTACGGGATTCCCTTACAACTCATCTTAAATGCTCCGTGATTATGCCCATTATTCATTCCTCATAAGTTTTTCGATTGTCTTGTGGTGATTTGCTATAAGCCGTTGTGCGACCCCAATCATAACCAACAAGTCCGCACCATTTTCCGCCTTTGCGATGCGTTCAATGATGCTCTCTAATTCTTGAATATGAGTTTTTCTATAGTCGTCTGCTTTTTCTCGCAGATATTTCATTTCCCACATTGCGCCAGAACCCATAATAATTTCTCCTTACTTCACTATGATTATGCCCATTAAGGGCGCTAACTTGAATAAGGGCGCTATCATACCGACTAGCGCCATAAACGCGAGAATGAGCGCATATTGCGCGTTAGAATGGCTCTTGGTCAGAAGGTAGACCTTGCAAGTCACTATATGCTGGTTGCATACTTCCTCCTTCTCGCTCATAAGCATTGTTCCATACGTCGGTTACGTTCCAGTAATGGTAGGACTTGCCTTTATAATCAAATTGTTTGCCGATCTGGGCTTTTACGAATAACAATCCATATGCCCCCTTTTGACTTTCTTTTGGCAGCAGGTCTTTCCCTGTATTGATGTAGTCATAATTCTTATCGGTCACTTTGAATGGGTATGGAAATTCACACCCCTCGCCATAGAATCGAAGTGATGTATTGCCATTATCAGTCGTCTCCCATTCAGATTTGGTGACTTCGAATGTGATCGACGTACCTTGCCCAAATTGTTGCTCATAGTCTGCCCGGTTGAATCTACCGCTGATAATCTCATCAATCTGAGATGGCAGCAAAAGTGGGTCGCCTGACATGTCGCTAATGGAACGCGATTGCCGTTGTGCATGTGCGAAGTCATCCCGCTTATAAAGTTCATCGGGGTTGTTTACATGTTCTGCAATCTGGCGATTTGATTCTTGCTTGCGATCTGAATCCGTTAGTTCATTCTTCATCAGCGCCTTGTGTGCCATCGCCATAGCTTCTAGCTCTACCACTAATTGACCCGGTACAGTGCTGGACGTGACTGTGAAGGTATAAGGTGATTTGTTGTAAGTAAGCTGCGTATTCACCCCATGAGGGACGGGCTTTGACCATGCACAGTACACACTCACTAGCGGCTCATGGTCATTTTCAATGAAGGAATCGTCCTTATCAGCAAGCCTGTTTGATAAAGCAGATTCTTGTGTTTTATATATAGATGATTGACTACCATCTTCACTTCCAACAACTTCCCCCGTTTCAAACCATGCCAATGTGGCTAGCCATTTTTTCACGGTATTAGCAATCAGCATGGCTTTCAATTTTGGATTGATCCATGCCGGATAAGACACTTCCTCATTCCCCTCTGTATCATATGTGATGATCGGTTCAGGAGCGCGAAAGCTCACATTCAACCAATACCGTTCATTATCATGCGGCGCACTCACAGCTATCCACATTGCTGCTCTGTCGTTCTTTTGTGCCATGAAAAGTTCCTCACTATAGGCTTTCATCGTATAATATGTTATTCTGTATACAAGTATACACCATAATTGAATAAAATAACATAAGGAATCATGATGAAAGTAAAGTTTGATCCTAAGGTAAAGTTCGTAGCATTGGTAGTTATTGAGATAGCGGGATTTATTCTGGCTAGGCTACTGCAATTATATTGGCTTGATATTGAATATGCCATCGTTTTTATCCCTATTACGCTATCGGTTTGGTCGTATTTCATCGCATGGATTTGTGTGGGGCTAATTTATAACACAATAAAATATACACCTGCATTCATTAAATGGTCTCTAAGTGAGATGTGGGAACGAGCGAAAGGGGGCATAGTATGACACCACAGCAGCAAGGGAGGCCACGCAATAAGGGGCCGTTAGTGGAGAGGCGTCCGGCGCAACTTACGCCTGCCACGCACGAATTGGCGAAACGGATAGCGGATGAGCAGCACATGAAACTATTTGAGGTATTGCATCAGGCCGTGATAATGTTGGCCGATACGTGGGGCGTGGAAGATGATGACTGATGCTGGTATAGAGACACGCTTAGAGCAATACACGCGACTGGATAAGGCGATTAGATTTCACCGCAAACATAAGAATGAACTAAAAAGAATTCAAGCTCACTTTGACGATTACAGAGCCGGAAAATGTACCTTAAACGATGCAATTCTTAAAAGGGCTGAAGAATTATATCATCATCCTGCTATGAAATCAGCACGAGTGTCAGATGTTTCCGTATTATTTGTCCCACCTATTGAAACCAATGTAACTACGAATCCCGGATATGTGTATTTAGTGAAGGCAGTATACCCGGAAAGGATATATAAAATTGGGAAGTCGTCCGAACCCAAAAAACGGCTTAAAAAAATGGGGGTTAAACTCCCATTCCCTATTGAGGTGATGCACCTCATTAGAACTGATGATATGTCCAAGTGTGAACGGGCATTACATATCGAGTACGATGATAAACGACTTGAGGGCGAATGGTTTGAATTGGATGAACGAGATGTGAAGGATATTTTGATTATTGATGAAAGGAATTACCATGATCCCCAAGATAGTTAATACATCCGTGAAAGATTTTATTGCTGTTGATAATGATATTAAACACAGTCTTAGCATAGCGGGACAAGCCTTAATGCGAATGCGTGATGAGCGATTATATCTAGCGGGTGACTATAAAACTTTTGATGCGTATTTGAAAGATTTATGTATGTCACCGCGTACAGCGTATCGTGAAATTGAGCGATTTGTGACAATGACGCAGCTTGCCAATATTGGCACAAACTTAACACTTTCTAAATCCCAACTTGATTCTTTATCAAACATCGCCCCTGAACATCGTCGTATCACGATAGACGCGGCGCTGGCGGTGACTGCTTCTTTACAGGACACCCTCACAGCAACCCGTATAGAGCGTGTAGGGCAAGTTATTGATGAAATCACTACTACTGGTTCAGTGGATATAGGGGATGGCGAATCGCACCCCATTGTTGACAATCCTATACATGCGGCTGTGATGAAGAATGAATTGGAAGCGATAGCGCGGCAAGCAGAGCATCAACGGTCTCGCAATAATCGAAAGTATCATGAGCGTAATGTGGAGGCGAAGGTATGGGGGCGCACGTTGCGACTCAGTGAGCAAATAAAGATGGATGATGGTGCTGTGGTGCATGTTAGTTTTTGGACAGAAGCGATAGAAGAGGAGAGTGAATGATGAAAGGTTTTGGGAAAGCAGAATTCGTTGCGATATTTGCAATAGTGGGAGGGATTATTTTAGTAGCAATGAGTTTGCATAGCTCATGGAAATTTGCTAATAGCGGGGCATGTCTTTACATACCGCCCGGATACGAATTTATCCAGATTTCTTACAATACAACGTTGATCGCTAGAAATCTTGATACAAAGCGCATTGAGCGACAGTGGGCGCAGTATGAAGATTGCGAGGATACATCATCATGACACAGTGGATTAACCTAGAACCTTTGCCACAAGCTACCTATTATGCGGATGGAGGCACATACTGGTCATGCGGTAATACTGAACATGATCTGCATGTACAACTCAACTTGCTCCAGTCCACCACGCGCGACTTCCGTCCCATTATTGAGCATAAGGACTTGAAGGCGTTGCCAAGCTATTGTATCAAATGTGATAAGGTTTACGGAAAAGAGAGTAGCGAGGGGCTATGCGAGTCCTGTTTATGGGTACATTCAAACCTGCATTATTGGAAGTCATTACGTGATAAGTATGCTAAACGTGCGTTTGTGCCTGAGCACCAATTGCGCCCACGTAATCCCGGAATACTAGAACGCAAGCAAAAGCCCAAACGCGCTGCATTTTGGTCATTACGTGATAAGTATGAACACCATATACAGGACGTTCCTGACCTCTGTCCGAGTTGTGGTATTGCGATGTATGGCTTTACCTCTAATACAGTGTGCCTCGACTGTAAGCACCAAACATCACGCAAGCAAAAGCCTAAGCGTCCTATATTCTGGTGGAGGCGGCTATTTGATCGACTAGACGATATTGCGATATGGATTAGTGAGGTGCTATCATGATAGATATAGAGGATACAATATACCAATACTTAACAGATAACCCCGTCATGGTCGCATACTTAGGCGATCTGTTATATAAGGGGGATGCTTATCAAGGGGCTATTTTGAAGGCGTTGGCAAAAAGAGTGGGTGGTGCTGATTTATGGGTGAAGGCCAAGGCGCTTAGAATTGAGAATTATGATGCCTTAGCGCAGGGTATTCGAGAAACGATTGAAGAAAATTACAGCGATATGCGATTTAACATGGTGATAGCATGAAGGCATCTAAAGATTTGAGCGCATCTAAAGATGTGAAGCAGGGTAGCGCACAATCCGAACTCGAAACAGCCTTCGCTTATTATACCAACATGCTCATATCGCATATCCCACTGGAACGTGAATATAAGGTGATCCCAGACCGTAAGTATAGGTTTGACTTCGTGCATGTAGAGAGCAAGGTAGCCATTGAGCTACAAGGTGGTATCTATGGCACGGGGAAGCGACGTGGGGCGCATATAAGGCCACAAGGTTATGAGCGTGATTGCGAGAAGAACAACTTGGCCGCCCTTCATGGTTGGGTGGTGCTGGCATTCACATCGGGGATGCTGGATAAGAATCCATCATGGTGCTGCGAGTTGGTGGAACGCGTAATAGTACATCGGATGCAAGATATAAAAATAATGAGGGAAGAATAATGAAATATGTCTATATGTTGTATATTGAAGGGACAATAACAATCTATGATAATGCTGATGCAGCAATGGATGATTGTTGGGCTTATGCCCATTCTGTATTTAAAGACAATGTGAAATCACATTTATTCACTGGCGATGCTCGATATATAGTAGCATTTGGCGATGAGCAGGGTGATATAAATCTAGACGAAGGGCCACCTATACATGTAGTTCAAAAAGATGTTGTGGTGGGTAGCAGATTGTAACGAATGTAACAATCTGCCAAAACAAAAGCCGCTAATGATGCACTCTAAAGAGTGAAGGCGGCTCTTTGGTATTAAAGGTGTTGTTATTCTGCGAAGTCGTTAGGGTCTATCTTAATTATTTTGGCATCGAGTTTCCTGCGCTTCAGTTCTTCAATCGGGTCAATCACTTCATGATCTTCTAAGTGGATAGGACGGATAGCATAATGGCTATCATAGCGCGATTGAATATCTGCCCACCATGATTTGAATTCACCATCAGGGAAATCAGAGTTGATGTCATCTATCCATGTTAATTGTTCTCGCAAATAGGGCTTGCATTCATCCGCAAAACGACCTAATTGAGTTGTGAAAGGGCGTTCCCCTGTCATCCATTCCATTAGGTCATATAGAGGGTTAAGGGGCATTGTGCAAATAACCCCATGATATAGCGTGATAATGGAACTTAGTGAATGTTGTTGTGTTGCCATGATCTTGCTCCTCATAGACTGATTAAAGATACTTCGTTAAAGGTGTGGATTGTTCCAAGTGCGCTCATAATAAGCGGCGCGATATTCATCAAAATCCCCGAATGTTTCATGCTCTTCATCGGGGCTATCTAGCTCTTCATCCTCGTACCAACGGGGTAGTTTATCCAAAGATGCGTAGCCATGAAGTATAGTAGCGCGACTTTCTTTAATAAAATTGGCGTGTCGCTCTTTAGTGATCTGTTCGATGTGATGTTGGGCGGCTTTACGAATGCGCTGCAACATCGCCAGTGTACAATGCCCCGCTTCAAATATGCTGTCATCCATAATGTAGGACATCCAACGCTCACTACCGGATGCTGTGTGAATCATCACGATGAATTCACGCGGGTCTGTCATGTCGCGGTATTGCTTCCAAATAGGGCTGCGTTGCTCGCAGATGAAGTGCGGATGCCAATTTATTACATGGATTGAGAAATACGATTTCATGTAAACCTCCTTTGTTGTATGCCTTATCTGTATACATAGTATACCACCTAGCAGGGGGATTGTATAGTGTGAAGTATAAAGAAGCTGTAAAAATGGGATATGAACTGTCAAACGATACTTGATAGTTGCGTAGCGTAATAATTAACGTTACGATGTAAATATGAAGAAACAACCATACAAAATCACGGAACGCGACATTGAGGATTACATCCCTGACGCGTCCAATGCTAATTTAGGGAGTGAGCGCGGCGCGTCTATGATCGAAGACTCACTATCACAGGATGGGGCCGGGCGTTCCTTAGTAGCTGACAAGGACGGGCGCTTAGTGGCTGGCAATAAGACGCAAGATGCTGCCGTGAATGCTGGCATCACCAAAGTCATAGAGATTGAGACTGACGGGGATGCCATCATCGTACATAAAAGGCGTGACTTCGATTTGAGTGACCCCGAAGGTGCAGCACGACGTTATGCTTATAGAGATAATCGTGCGGGGGAGTTGTCGCTCACATGGTCGCCTGAGCAATTACAGCTAGATATAGATGCAGGCGTGGATTTGTCGCGGATGTTCTCAGAAACAGAGTTGCTGGAACTAGGCGCGATTAGTGATGATGACGTGCCAGAAGACCCCGGCGCAGATATGTCACGCGCTGATGAATTGCAAGAGAAGTGGGCCGTTACATTAGGGGATTTGTATAAGGTGGGGGAACACCGGGTATTGTGCGGAGATAGCACGAAGGCCGAGGATGTAAAAAGACTGATGGGTGACGAAATTCCTAATCTTGTTTTAACAAGCCCTCCATATCCCGGTGCTGAAATGTGGAATGATGATGGTTCAGATAAATTTATAGTTATTGATAAGCTAAACAAATTAAATAGACAATTACTAGAAACCGCGTGGGATATTTTGCCTGATGGCGGTGTTTGTTTGTGGAATGTGGCAGATGTTCCCTTTGGTAATCATGGAATGATTACTACTACTACTACTACTACTACTATTGCATGTAAAGAAATTGGATTTATTCCACGCGGTCAAATAATATGGAATAAAATAAGCCCAAATTTAACCCCCCCATCTTTTATGAGGCGCCCATGTATCCCATCTTTGGCCCATGAATTTATATTCTTGTTTTTCAAAGGGGACTGGAAACCAAGAGAAAAGAAATGTGGGATACCACAAGATTACAAGCGTTGGATGGCTCTAAATGTATGGGATATCTCACCAGAGAGCGCAAAGGCAATTGGACATAAAGCCCCGTTTCCGCTCGAATTACCGATACGTTGCTTAAATCTTTGGTCACTTGATAATGATATAGTTGTTGACTTATGTTTAGGCTCTGGCACAACCTTAGTCGCTTGCGAACAGCTAAACCGTCGCGGGTATGGAGCAGAGTTACACCCGCCATACGTCGCAGTGGTGCTGGAACGCCTGACGGGTTTGGGTCTTGAGGTGAGCAAACTATGAGCAAAGCATGGTTACACCAATCCACTGATACAAGCAAGTCATGGGAGGCCTTCCAGATATACCGGGACATGGGGCGCAAGCGGTCACTGTCTAAGGTTGCGAAAGAGTTGGGGAAAAGTGATACGATTATCACACGATGGTCACATACTCATTATTGGGTGGAGCGTGTTAATCAATATGATGTCTATTTGGATGCCATTTCACAGAAGGAACATGAAGCCTCCTACCTCAAACGCAAAGCCAAACAGAAGAATAATGTATTGGACATGGCAGACTTTGGCATCAACCTAGCGGGGCGTGTCGGGCAGCGTGTGGGGAAGAATAAAAATCCTACCGTTATGGCTGTTGCCAGTGCATTGAATGTGATGAATAAATCGGCTGATGAATATCGGAAGGCATATGATGACCAACCGACTAGCCGCACGGAAATAATAGACCGTCGCCTCTTGCAACAAACGATAGATGCGATTAAGAGTATGGGTCAAGAGCCTGCTGATGTATTTAATGAGATGATACGAATGGCTGAGGAACATGATACAACCTCATGAGATTGCCTCACGCGCTTTTGGCATAGCATCACCCGACACCACGCTTGCACCCATAGATTGGCCCCTCCCCTCTGAGTGGGTCGCAGACCATTTCTATCTGTATGACACTTTATCCCTTATCACGCTCAATGACTCACAAGCCCGCCCATTAGACCACGCCCTAACGCGCGATAGCAGCGGACGCTACATGTATGACACTATTGTATGGTCATGGATGAAAAAGAGCGCCAAGTCCACCATCATTGCCGCCGTGGCCCACTACGTGGCCTGCCATAAGCCCAATGCACAGATAGCCTTCATAGCTAATGACCTCAGACAAGCTAGCAGTCGTGTAGGATTCTATTTGCGCGAAAGCATTAAGCTAGGGAAAAAGAACGGGCTGTCATCATCGAAAGGGGTGCAAGTACCAGTACGGGAATCTGGCACGATACGGTATCCCAATGGCAGCCGCATTGAGATGCTACCGATTGACCCTACAGGCGAGGCTGGCTCTAACTATGACATGATTGTTTTCTCAGAATTGTGGGGATGGAAGCATACAGCCCATACTCAGATGTGGGCCGAACTCACTATATCACCAAACCGCTTTGGCTATGCTCAACGCTGGGTAGATACATACGCTGGGTACAGCGGAGAATCCCCCATACTTGAACCCCTCTATGAACATATAGTGAAGCACGGCCAACAGATTTGGGAAGATCTCGAGGTATATGAAAATGGTCGGCAAATGGCGACATGGGTGACAAAGCCTATGTTGTCTTGGCAAACTGATGAATACTATGCCAGCGAGTCGCAGACTCTCACACCTGACCAATTTCAGCGTATGCACCGCAACCAATGGACATCCTCTAGTATGGCATTTGTAGATGCCCATCGTTGGGCAGATTGCAAAGGCGTGATTCCTGATGATGCACTTAGTTGGAATCTAGTGGTGGCGGTTGATGCTGGTGTGAGTTCTGATTGCTTTGGCATCGTTGTCGTTGCGCGTCGTAACAATCTTTGTTATCCTGTGATTATTAAGAAATGGCAACCTGCTCACGGTCAATCAATTGATTTTGCACTGCCTTTAGCATTTATTGAGGACTTGGTTGAACGCTATCATATTCAAGTGGTCACGTATGATCCAACGCAGCTTCACCACATGATGACTACATTGCGTCAGCAATCAACGGTATGGGTGCAAAAGTTTGAGCAGGGCAGACCACGCGAATTATCAGACCGTCGTTTGTATGACATGATTATGGCGCGTGAAATTGTGCATGATGGTAATGAAGAACTTACAGAGCATATATTGAATGCCAACCGTAATGAAAATACGGGTAAAGATGATAATAAGTTCCGTATCACTAAGCGGTCAAATACGGCAAAGAATGATTTAGCTGTGGCACTTAGCATGGCAGTGGACACGGCAATGAGACTGAATTTATAGAAGGCATTTCATGGCTATAGCAGAAGTTGTTGAACAATCGGTACAGAACACGCCACCTATTGAGCAAGCGTCGATGGGCGGTAGTTCGATATTCCTGCTAGGCCACTCGCACAATCGCCAGCATCATCTCCTAAGCCCTTATGGTTCAAAGTCCCTTGACATTCAATTACGCGAATTTGGGCAGAATATGTGGGGCAGTTTATGGATGGGCGCACGTACCACGTTAGCCAAGCAAGCCGCTGCCACGCCCTTTGTGATTAAGGGCAAGCGACGTGTTAGGCAAATGCAATCCTTATTGCAGACAGCCGGATGGGGCATCGGTTGGCAAGGCTTCATGGAATCGTTAGTGAAGGATTTTGCCACTTTCAATATTGGCGCGATTGTAGAGATTGTAGGGGCGGGCAAGATAGACAAGCCCCTTATCGGTATGCCTACCGGGATAAAACTGCTTGACCCTATTCGATGCTACCTGACAGGCATCCCCGAAACTCCCATTGTTTATGAGAATTTCTGGATAGATGTGAAGGGCGATAAGCGCACTACATTTCACCTGATGCACGAAAGCCGGGTACATCGCATTGTAGACATGCCAGATAGTGATGAGCGTTTATTGGGCATGGGCGAGAGCGCCTTCTATCGTTATATAGGGCATCACTATCGCCAAATCCTTATGTCCAAATACACAGTGGAAAGATTGTCAGACCAACCGCCTGCTGGTTTTCTTGTGCTAGGGAATGTACGCGAAAAGGATATTCAAGATGCCACGACCTCATATGAAGCAGACCGGACTACTGAAGGCCAGACGGTGTGGCGCAATATTAAGCAGATGCAGGCCCTTGACCCACAGCAAAAGATAGATGTGCAATTCGTGAATTTCAGCAACTTACCAGAGGGGTTCGATTACAGAACCTATAATGATATTGACCGCAACATCGTGGCACTCAGTCTAGGCATTGACCCACAGGATATTGCACCCCTTACAGGTGGTCTAAGTGGTACAAGTGGGCAATCGCAAGTGCTTAATGAGAAATCAAAATCCCTTACGATTGGTCTGTTGTACAAGATGATCGAAACCATGTTGAACACGAAGGTGTTTCCGCCTAGTGCCGAGTTTGAATTCAAACCAGAGGATACGGAAACCGGACTCAAAAACGCACAACGAGCGCAAGCATGGACTACCGCAGCGGGCGATCCTAGCGTACAAGCATCAGCTATGGAACGTCGCCAGCTATTGGCTAACACGGTGAATGAATGGCACGATGTACTCACTGACGATGATGGTGTGGTGGTGACGTTGCCGGATACCGATATAAGAGAAGAGCCGGAAGCACAAGTAAGTGAACTGGATGACACCGAGCAAGGTAGTACAGATGATGATGCAGTGGTTGCTGAAGACACCAACCCGCTGAAGAACGTAGGTCTTCGCCCTACATTGGATAAGTCACACATTATTAAGGAATATCTTACTACCCGTAAGAGGTTCATCAAGAATGTAGAGGATGCCCTGAAGGGCGCTCAGAACCGCGACTTTAACCGCACCCGTTTCAGCATCATTATGCGTGGTCATTTAGCGCGTGATGGACGGGCAGCATTTAAGGATGGTATGTCCGATGGGGGTGTGCAAATCACCGTGCTGCAAGGTGATGACAAGAAGCTATTCAATGCGTGGATGGCAGAGCAGAGCGCATTTGTCACCGACTTGGGGCGTTCTATTTATCAGCATGATGCAGGCATATTCTTTGATAGTGCTAGAAGGGCCGATAGTTGGGGCAACAAGTCACTGAATAGTATCTATCAGCAAGCCCTCGCTAGTGCGGATAAGAATGGTCTATATAAGTGGAAACTAGGCTCTACTAAAGAGCATTGCAAGACATGTAGGAAAGCTGATGGCCAAGTCCATCGTATGAAAGAATGGATACGGGCTGGCGTGATGCCACAAGGCAATAGATTAATCTGCGGTGGCTTCCAATGCAAATGCACCCTAACGCGCGTTACAGGACAGGCCAGCGGGCGATTACGACGTATCCCTAGAGGCGAATGATTAAAAAACCGAAAGCGACACAAATCAGATGGATGGACTCGGAAGCAGCACCGGGTTGGCATGATGAGTTAGAAGTCAAAGACTACATCGAGCAACCCTTATCCATATTCAAGACACTTGGATGGCTACTATATGACACTGATGATTTTGTGGTATTGGCTATGACTAAAGACAAAACCCGATTCGGTGAATTAATGAAAATACCAAGAAAGATGATTGTAAGTATTGAACAGATTACGGTCAAAGGGAAATCATATGAAAAAGAAAAAACTGCTAGAAAAGATTAAAGAAGCAAAGCGCAAGAGCGAATGGAAGCTATATAAGAAGTTGACAGATAAGTTACACCGTGATTATAAGGTAAAGCCGGGTGACACGATACGAGGCATACCTAGAGGTGAATGATATGACACCTAGAGATGTTTGGCGCAAAGATTTTAGAGCGCATGTTGAACGTCGTAAGATGCGTTTTGAAATGGAAAAAGTAATGATTTATAACAAGACCCATCCACTTACTGAGGATGAATTAGAATGGGCCAGAAACGCTATTAAAGAGTACGAGGCATTGAATAATGGCAACAATTAAAAGTAGTGATGCAGTATTTCAGCAAAGTGATCCGGCAGTGAATTACGTAATAAAGTCGGATTTTCCCGGTGATGAACAATGTGCATTTTGCAAATTCTTTAAGCCAACTGATATAGATGAAGATGGGCGAGTGAGGGTCACACGTTGCACGATTGTAGAACCGTGGCCCGAGAAGATTGGGCCTGATGGCTATTGCCTTAAGTACGAGGAAAAATTACCTTTTGCAGAAGAGCCATTATTGGTAGAAGTTGAACGGGAGCAGCGAAGCGAACCCGCTTCACGCTCTTTATACATCACACCTAAGCCACTGAGAAGCGGCCTTACAGACAAGCTCATGCGCCGCGATAAGGCGCACACGCTATTTGGACGTGCCCCTGATGGGATGCGATTAGCGATTCATGTCACTAGCAATGGCTATGAAGACAGGGACAAAGAGCATGTAGCAACTAAGGCATTGCAGGAATATGTTGATAGTTGCTATAAGCAGGTAGGTGAAGACATTGAATATATCGGAGATAACCCGTTGTTATTTTGGCACAACAAACGATTACATATTGGAAATATTGTCCACGCTGATATGTATAGCGGGTTTCTCGTAGAGGTGAGTAAGGAGCGTGATACACCTATTGCTCACATAATATGGAACTTTTGGGAGGCTTCCGCAAATGACGGAACGTATCGCTGGGGGACATCACATGCTTTTCCCTCACTCAAGTCTACTATTCAGGACGGTAAAACCGTCCATGAAAAAATCAAGAAGAAAGAAACGAGCGTCCTATTATGGGAAGCCGCAGCAAATCAACTAACAACTAGCGAGGTAATACCAATGGTAAAATCAAGAGATGAATTACTAGATGTAATATTCTCCGAAATCCCCAATGCTGCTGAAATGATAAAAACAAAGCCGGATGAATTTGCGGTACTGGTAGCGCAGCAAGGATTAGAAGCAAAAAATGAAGGCGATACTGCTGATGATAAGGAAGTTTCACCCGCACCCCCTATCTTTTTAAGCGCGGTTGAAAAAATGCTAGACCACTATGTAGAACTAGTCGAGGCACAAGCTGACTTGGATGAACGTATCGAAGCTCAGAAAGAAGTGAGCAAAGCCTTTACTGATGATAGTGCAGACGTATTGAAGCGCCTCGAAACAGTAGAGGGCTTCATTTCCGACACACCGAAACAAGCGCGAGATCAACGTCTCAGTAACATCACACCCGAAAAAGGCAAGCAAATTAAGGATGATGCGGGCGTGAAAGAGAAGACGCATCCGATGTGGGACGAACTAAATTCCGTCCCTAGTACAGGAGGTCAATAATGACCATACTAATTCAAGGATATACATTCGAGACGGTGGAGGAAGTCGTAAAGGCTCAATCTGCTGGACTTATCGAAAAGCATGACACAATCGCAGTATCGCCCAATGTACAAGTACCGCATGGTCTATTCCAAGATCAAAACACGGGCGGTTTGTTTAGCGGGCCGGGCGCGGAATCGGATGTATTCCACACAGTGGTTAGACCTGACACGGGATTTATGAATTCCCTGATGGTCAGTGCGAACCCGTTTCGTAACCCAGAATACGATGTATTGACGGGTGTGAATCCACTCACTGGTAGCCCAGCGGTGGATGCTTGCAGTGTCGCACCAATAGCAGGTACGGCCAAGTTAGCCATTTTTACAAGCCGCTTTGGCGAAGTTAATGTGATGACTGAGAAAGTTGACTTGACGCAAATGGGCGGGCGTATTAACCGCGCTGATGTAGATCGGCAGCTAGTGAATAGCTTCGTATTTAATAGCCCATTCTTGCCCGATGTGGTGACGCAGTGGAATATCAATACTACAACGGGCCTCACCTTATTCCGCACGGCAATCGCCATTGAGCGCGATATGTTATGGGGATTATTCAACGGGAACAACGGGACATCAGACCGAATCTTTACTGATGAGTTTGATGGATTTGACCAAATTCTAATCAATAACCCAACCGATGTACTAGGAAATGTTATTGCAGCGGCATCATCTACCATTGTTGATTGGTCAGATAATGACGTGACGGCTACAGTAGGGGACGCGGACATCGTGCAAACTCTAGCGGGCATTACAAAGAAGCTAATGGATTTAGCCAATAACACCGCATTAGGTGCGACATGGAAAATCTTGATGGATGCCGATTTGTTCTATCGCCTCACTGAGATATGGCCATGCTCTTACTTGACTGATGGCTGTGCTGTGCAATCTACATCCCAGCCCCTAAACATTGATAGCGCACGACAGATTCAAATGCGCGATGAAATGCGAACCGGAAATTTCCTGAGGATCAATGGATTGCCGTGGCCAGTCGTCACGGTTGATGGTGGCCTGATGGGACGTACAGCGGTTGGGGCGGGATATTCTAGCACAATCTATGTTGTTCCCATGACAGCTATGGGACGCAAAGTTACTTTCATTGAACCTTTCGATCTTGGTAGCGCAGACGCAGCAGCATGGCGTACAATGGGCGGCAATGAAAGTGGGATTGATGTGACGAATGGAGGTCTATATATGCTCTCTAGCTTGCGCTCACATACCTGTATGGAGTGGAAGTTCCACATGCAACCCCGACTGATATGCCGAACCCCTTGGCTAGGCGCACGTATCACGTCAGTCAACTATAACTTGCCAGATTTTGCTTGGAACCGTTCAGCAGACCCAACGTCACAATATTATCGCGATGGCGGGCAGTATTGGGATAGCACTAGCTTACGTTAGTATCATCATAATTAGGATAAGGGTACAGTTCGGTACAACCATGTAGTATAATAAAGAAGGGAGTTAGGCCTCTAGCCCGACTCCCTTTTTCCATTCATGTCAAGCTATGCGCGGATGGTGACTTCACTCGCGGCGGGTGCGAATCATAAATAGTTTATCTTGCAATTCTTGGATGTTGCTGTTGATGACTATCATATCCTCCTCTGCATTCGTTTTGCGATTGTGGGCCTCGTCATAGTCCGCGTTCAATTTGTCAATTGATTCTATAATTTCATTCTCGCTCATCACTCAGTCTCCTTCTGTTAGCTTTCTGGCGTTTTCTATGACATAATCTAGGTTATCAAATAGCTTGCCGCTGATTTGATTACGTCTCCATTCATCCCAATTTTGAATTATTTGCATTATTGCTTGAGCTAATTCTTCAGGGGATGGTTCGTATATCCGTTTCTCGCTCATATCACTCAGTCTCCTTTTTAAAGCAAGTCAAATCGTTTCAACGTGTTCGTAAATCGTGCGCGTGTTGAGTACATATTCCAAGCTAACACATACCCTGTACAATAACTCACGGTAAGTTTCCTGCATGATTGCCCAAACATTCGCGAATATCGACAATCGGTATATGCGGAATGTCTCCCCTTGCGATATTCAGACTCGTTCCATCCAGACGTATTGCTTCGACTTATGCGAACAACCGCCTTGCCCCAATGTAATGTACCTAGCTTCTCGCTCACAATTCCATCCTCCTAATTTATCAATATATTATTGCGTCTAAATGTCTGAAGAAGCAATCATCCGTTGGGATGTCTCCGATAGAAATCTATTTCTTCTTGTTGTCGGGCTTGTTCTTCCATTTCTTTCTCATGAATATCTTGCATGTGAGGGTTACATGGTGGCCCCTGATGAGCGCACATCGTATTATTACCCTCAAGGTATTTCCCGCACCAACCGCAACGATTAGGTTCATTCTCGCTCATCACTCAGTCTCCTCATCATCAATACCATCCCACAGCGTCGAAATATCGTGCGTATTACCGTTCTTTGCGTCTTCCATCCCAGCCTTGATGTCGATCAAAATCTGCCGGCCAATCACTCTATCACCTTCGCACAGCCAACACTCTAACGCCAGCAACCCATCACCGCGACACTGAGGACAGACAACGTAATCTTGCTTGCTCATCACTTAGTCTCCTTTGCTTTTCTCGTGTATTCCCCACGTCCCAATTCGCGCTCATAGTGAGGTACTTCACGCAGCAATAGCGCGTTCATATAGGCACTGAGCGACGTGTAGCCGAGCGACTGCCCATGCTTCAATGCGCGGGCTTTGTTCAGATTCGATAAGTAGATGTAGCTACGTGGTTTCTTGGTTGGCATCCGTTTCCTCATTCTGTAATTTGCGCTCTGCTTGTATCTCATATTGTCTCACACCTAACATGCTCCGCGCACGATTGATGTAGACAATGAAGGGGTGCGGGTTAGGTAGCAAGTCGTGGCTTACATCTTGCATGTCATATAGTAAGTTCTCTAGTTCTTCGATTCGTTCTTTGTCTGTCATGCTCATTGCTCCTCACTCAATCTATCAATAAACATAGTGTACCACCTTATCCCTTCTCAGTGAAGGCCCATCATCACATCTATATAAGTTCTTTACACTTGTATACCCGTATACACTTTGTAATATACGTTATTGTGCCTGACTTCCGCTTGTGATACGATAGGGCTATGAACTCTACACCTATTTGCGACATCATCATCCCCATTGCGCCCTACCATGCACATATCACTACTGCTATAGATGCTGCGGAAGCGCAGACTGTAAGGTGCAATACTATACCCATTATAGATGAGCAGGGACACGGGCCAGCGTGGGCAAGGAATCAAGGGATTAAATCCGCTACAGCGCCCTTTGTGGTGTTCTTGGATGCTGATGACACTATCACACCGGACTTCGTAGAGAAGACGCTGGGGCGCTATGAGCAAGGCAAGTACGTCTATACGAATTGGCTTACGGATGATGGCATGGAGCATGTGCCTGCTAGTGAGTTTGATATATTCAAAGATGGCATGGCGCATACCGTAACGTGCTTAGTACCGCGCAAGGCACTGATGTGGATAGGTGGCTTTGATGAATCGTTGCCGGGCATGGAAGATATTGAACTCTATATGCGGTTGCATCAGATTGGCGTGTGCGGCGTAAAGTTAGATGAGACGTTATTGACGTACAACCGAACACAAGGCGATAGCCCGGTCAGTCCGGATAAGTCGCCAATGCAAATTACTTCATGGATGGAAGATTTTTACCGACTACTTACACAAAAACACGCTAATGCGTGGGGAGTTACAATGTGCAAATGTAAAGAAGGAAGTTCAATAGCAGCGGGTGTTGCAGGCCAGCAATTTGACACTGATGTGCTAGTGATGGTGGCGAAGCAAGCGCGGTTCAGCGGGAGCGTGAGCAAACGTCTCTATCCTAAAACCGATTCTAGCCGCTTGCTCTTCATGGATGCGCGGGATGTGCAGCCCCACCTTACACACCGCAAGCACCGTGTCACGGTTATCCCCGACCCACGCAAAATTGCACCGGATACACAAGAAGTTGTGGATTTGCTGAATAAATTTGGTGGTAACGCATGACTCCAACTACATATATTCTATTAGGCTTTATTCTAGGTTCTATATTGACCAATCTCACATGGATATTTCTGACACGCTATAAAGGTGATTGGACATGATTGACATTCTTTTCACCGTGATTATAGTTGGGATGGCTGTATGGCGATTATCGTATGCTATCACCAATGAGGATGTATTCAAGTGGCTGCGGCATTTGTTCGGGGCGCGTGAAGCCAATGAGGATATAGTGCAATTAGGCAATGTTGTTGCTGTCCGCACTGTCATTAAGCAAACAGGCGAAACACGTCTCATTCGCGCAGTAGGCGCGTTATTGTCATGCGTATATTGCACGTCATTTTGGATAGCCATCATATTTTGGGGCTTGTGGATTAATGGACGTGCCGTTGAGTTACGCGACATTATCATGGTGTTTGCCATCGCGGGTGTGGCTGCTATGATTCAGGTATGGAGGGACTCATGACAGCCTACCAACACAATAACGCACAGATAACGCGCACTCAAGAGAAGCCGCTATGGTGGGACAATCTGCCTAAGCGGACTAGAGTCCGATTCAAGGAAGCGATTGATGCTGCTATTAAGGACTTTGAGACGCGGCCCGCTTCTGAACCTAATACCGTGACTTTGACGCGCCGTAGGCAGAATATAATTTGCTATGCCGGGTTGAATGAAGCGGGTTGGGATTTGGCTTACAAGACGGCGGTGTTCGCTGCGATGAAGGTAGGAGTGAATATAGATGTGATAGCAATCACGCCGGATAATTATAATAGTTGGTGGAAATGACCACATTCTTTGTACGCACACGCCACACTTACGCATCTTATGTGGATTGGTGGAAGCTGATAGAGGTGAGTGGATATGCAACGTGCTATCAGGATGAACTTGACCAGCAGAATCCAGATCATACTTACATCCTTACGCACTTTGCCGCGCTAGGGATCAATGGTAATGAGCAGCCCGCTAAGGCGCAATTGATATTGTGGCAAACTGAATACATCACGCCAGAACGATACGTGGATTACAGCCCCAACATAAAGCGATTCTGGCACATGGATGCGTGGCAAGCCGACGTCATGAGTCATGAATATATCCCAATTGGAGGGCATCCTGATTTGGGATATATAAGGGATAAAAATATAGAACCAAAATACGACATCGCCTTACTTGCCTATTCTAGTGAGCGACGGCAACCGATATTCGATGCTATCAAGCGTACTTTCACCACTATGCCAGAGAATGAACTAGGTGAAGCTAGGGTGCGGGCGTTGTGGGAATCGCGCCTCATGGTGCATGTGCATCAACGCGACCCATATTATGCTATATCCGGTATCCGTATGGCTATAGCAGCCGCGCATGGTTTGCCCCTATTATGCGAGAATGTGAATAATATGGGTATATATCGATTTCCCATAATGTGGAGTGATATGAAAACTTCAGTAGGTAAATTTAAACATTTTTTATCGGATCAACCTATGCTAGACGATTACAGCGCACGATTGCAGCATTTATTACATGAGGAATATTCATTTCAGAAGGTAGTGGAGGGAGCGGTATAATGGCATCATTCATCACAGCAACATCTATCCAAGCACAATTCGATGCTGAGAATCCCCTTACGGTGAGTGAATATGCGGCATTTGCAATGAGTGAGATCAACAAATTAATACACGCCCGGTACGAATATTTGGGATATGGTAACGAACTGGCATTGGAAGCGCCTGTGCATCAAGGCAACATCATTGCATCACGCGCGTTATGGGCAGCGAATGTGGATGCGATTGTGACGCAACTTGAAAGCGCCGGATGGGTGGGACGCACGGAAGCTGGGGCGCCTGTGTTAGTATTTATTAGCTTGCCGTAAAGGACAACATATGACCATCACTGATGCAGCAATTGAAAAACTAGCGGATTTAGAGGAACAGAGCAGTGCTATAAATGAGGAAATTGAAGTATGTAGAGAATTAGTTAGGCAAGGTCGGATTATCCAATTAGACATTGAATTAGGCGATCATGGATTAATTCATGATACTAAGGTGGCATTGACTGAGCGATTCTTTTTTTGGTTGAATGATTATGACATCACCTATCTACCACATTGGCACGAGCATGAATTTGCATATATATATGGGATGGACAGAAGAGTCGGAGCTAGAGATATTGAATTTCCTAGCGGTGTATATGTTGACATCACATTTGATTTAGACAGCCAACGCCGCGAGGATCATTTACGTTTAGATTATGGATTTGTGCGATTGATGAGGATAGAATATTTAAAGTTAGAAGCTAAAAAAGAGGCATCATGACCATCACCATATTCCTGCACATCCCCAAAACAGGTGGCGGGGCATTCGACAATCGCGCCCGTACATTATTCGACAACCCAGCACCGCGTTTATCATGGGCAGAGGCGCAAGAGAAACCGTTTGATTATTGGACACAATATGATTATATCAGTGGGCATTATCCGATGTCCTTTATTGTGCAATTCAGGAATGCTGGCATTGACATTCTCACAGTGATGCTAATGCGTGACCCTGTGGCGCGTGTGCTGTCACATTGGGCATACGTGCATGAACGTGGGTATTGGCGTGACCCTGATTTCCAAGCATGGCTTCAATCCACCACATTAGAGGAATGGCTGAAGTCAGACCGCACACTTGCCCATACGGATTTGCAGACTCGCTTTCTATGTGACCGGGTGCATATAGACAATGGAGAGATATACCGACTCGCGCAGGTGGATGTACTAGGGATACAGAATCGCACCAATGGGTTACAGGACGCGATGGATGATATGTGCAATAGATTAGACAAGCCATCACCCACCATTGTAGAGGTGGCTAACGTGAGTCATGGCATCCCACTATATACATTGAAGCCGGACACATTGGCGACGATACAGGCGCAGAATGAGAAGGATATTGCCTTATATGAGATTGTGTTAGACATCGTTAATGAGCGTGTGATGTTGGAGGTTGGAGAATGACGGCGAAACAAATCTATGTAACTGTGTTAGTGCCACGAACATCATCAGGCAAAAACGCCTATCGTATGCGCCATAAGAATATCAGTTGGCAAGCAGAGAAGGACGGTGTACAAGCCATCCTAACGCTATGGGGAGACGATGAATGAATAAGCGAGGCAAAGTATTGATACGGACTGATAACTTGAAGCCCAATGATTTTCAGATATTAGCTGCGAAGTGGCCGCGCGAGGCAATTATAAAACATGCCAATATATTCGGATGTGTGTTGATACCTGTGGAGAAACCTGTGGAGAAACCTGATATGTCTTCTAAGAAAGAATCAAAGAAAGAATTACGCAAAGAGATAGCACGTCTCGAATCCGAAAATGAGCAACTTCGCAATGAGGATGGGCATTGGTCATGGGTGCGGCATCACATGGATGAGTTTATGGCAAATAAGCCCGGCCAACATTGGGATTCAAGTATTCCATCTAACACTAGCGGCCCGCGCTTAACCACACCATATACAATCTCTTACATCACCGATCAAGGACTTATCATGAACTTACTCGTTATTAAAGATTATAGGGACGATGAATAATGCCAAAGCACACTTTACCACCGAAGAAAAAGAAGCCGAAAAAGAAGGGGACTAAATGAGAATAGTTGGCTTTATGGCCTTGCACTATGGGGCGGATTACATCCAGTATGCTATCGAAAGCATCATTGACCATGTTGATGTGTTCCACATTGCCTATAGCCCGGTAGGGAGTCATGGCGCACGGACGCAAGTCGCTTGCCCTGAACCTGAGAAGCTATTGAAAGCACTGGCACATAAAGCCGCTGGGAATAAATTGGTGTGGCATCGTGGCGAGTGGCCGCACGAAGGCAAACAGCGTGATATGATATATGAATACGAACCGGACGCTGACATCATTGTGATAGTTGATAGCGATGAAGTATGGGGTCGAGAACAATTGGATTATTCAATTGAGTATGTAATTACTAGTATGGGTCGTGTGGCGAGAAAAGCACGTACTTATCGCGTTCCGATGGTGCATTATTGGCGCTCGTTTAGACGTTGTATTACGCAAGACACATCTTATCCTGTGCGATTAATTTGTCCGAAACAATCAGGTGAGCGTGAAATACCGAATGAATTTGGCTACATCAACCACTTTGGCTATGCGATACGCCCTTCCCTAATGCGCTATAAATGGCTTATACATGGGCATAGAGGCGAATACAGGACTTCATGGTTTGATGAGGTCTATTTGAACAAAGATAGACAAGACGACCTGCATCCTGTGGGTAGCGATAGCTGGAATTTTGATGTGATAAATCCGCTGGATTACATGCCCGATTGGATGCAATCACATCCGTTTTATAATATGGAGTGGATAGAATGATAGAACATGTGGAATCTATTATATATGCTGGGGAACTATTAGGTTATTTAAATAAACAACAATTACGCTACTTGATTCGCAACAATTTTATATCTAATGATTTGAAGCCTAAACAACTCGCCAAGATGCTATGGCGATGCAATAATAAGGTGATGGAATTTGAAAGTTGGAATCAATACTTCGTTTGGTCTTTATCACTGTATATAGGTTTAGGCCAATATGTCGATATTTCAATTGATGGAAATACGATAGATTTTAAGTATCGTGCGTATTATCACAGGGATTATGGTGGACATAAATATATGCCATTTAAGGGGAAAGTTGCATTCGATGATTCCAAAGTGAAGACAATGGTACATTGTAAGACTTCTGATGAACTTTACGATATAATTAAAACGTTAAAGAGGGATGAATAGAATGAAGTTTGTTTTTGAAATGAACCTTGCGCGGGATGTACCGACACTTAATGGCAATACATTGAATGTTTCATTCTCTTATCCTGAGCGTTATAAGAATGAACCCTATCAGAATACAATGAGTGTGACATTTGAGATGGCAACTATTCTTGTCCAAAATTATTTGTACACCGTCTATAGGGTGTATCAAGGCGGCAATACTTATTCTGGTAAATTCGATACAGATGACAAGGTGCTTGCAATATCTTATGATTGGATGTCTATACGGATATGTGACCTTATTGATTCATATTTTGAATGGTCTGATAGTTTGAATTTAGAGGATGCTACCCGCATCGCCTTTACATGGAGTGAATATCCATTTTGGTTCAGTCATTATCGGACACGACATTTATCATATTCAGGACGACATGATTACAAAGAAATATTAGCAGATAGGAAGTGGATCGAATGAGTGTAGAATACACGGCAAGCAAATTACTTAATAAACACGACATTCTTTATAATGTCCAAATTCATACCTATTGGGGACATGATATAGTGAGTTTATCTAGTAATAGTAATAGTGAGTATCATTATAATAGCTACCAAATCCGAGTTAGTTTAGGTTTTGAGAATAAAAGCGGTAGAACACTCATGATAGGTTACAATGATTACCCTATTGATTTTGAAGAGCCGCACACAATTGAAAGATTCTTTACAGTTTGTGCCAAGCATTTTGATGAATTAAATAAGCGTTACATCAATGGCGACTTTATGAAAGTAATGGAAACTGAATGAATCTATCTCGTACATTATCTAAAATAGCGATAGATTTTAATTTAGATGCTGATGAGCTTATTGCCTATGCTGACGAAGACACCGAAACCGGATGGGATAGGGGCGAAGGTGACTGGCCGGAGGGTAGCTTATGGCAAGTCGAGGGTCAAACGTTATACGCGCTCATTCGTGCTATCAAGCCTAAACACATCCTTGAACTAGGGACATGGCACGGCTGCTCTGCCACCCATATATTGATGGCTATGCAGGCTAATGACAACGGGGCTATATTGGATGCAGTGGACAGAGACACGCATGGTATTAGTCCTGGCAACATGATCCCAGAGTATTTAACAGACCCATTCACATTTTATCTGCGTGATGCAATGGAATGGATGACCGAAACGACGAATCAATATGATTTCATCTTTGAGGATACCAACCACACAATAGAACTTACATGCGGTTTGTGGATGGCATCAAAGCCGCGCCTATCGCCCGGTGGCTTCATGCTTAGTCATGATGCCTTACATCATGCGGTGGGTAACGCGGTGAGGATGGGCATAAAGTTAGCAGGTGGAGTGCCCTTCACCTACATTACAGAACCGAGTGATTGCGGATTAGCCATTGAACAGAAACTATATATAGAGGAATCAAATGAACACGGATACAAAAATAGCGGTATTTTGCGCCTACGGTAATGTTAGAAGCATGGGTACGGGCGGCATATTGAAAGATGTAGTAGGCATGAAAGATGTGATTGTTGCCGGGATGGTGACTACCTCCCCTGCTACACGAGCTATGTTATGCGAGTGGGCCGATAAGGTGATTATTGCAGGCGAACCACTACTGAGGGAGCATATACCGACTTGCCCGGATGCTAAGTTACATGTCCTTGACATTGGCGTGGATAGGTGGGGCTTTGGGAGACATCCCGATTTAACGCGCACGATATGCAATAAGATGCGTGAAACGGGTCTAGCCCAAATTACGCAAGAGGCAGAGGCACGATATTTGCAATCGAACAATGGCAATTTGAAGAGCATGGTAAAGGAAATCAAATGAACTTAACACACACACTCACAAAATTAGCAGCGGACTTTGGACTAGACGCTACTGAGTTAATCAACTATGCCGCAGAGGACACCGAGACTGGATGGGACGATAGCTACGGCGCGTGGCCCAATGGGTCAATATGGCGTGTGGATGGGCAAGTATTGTATGCCTTGATTCGTGCCACTAAGCCGACTAGGTTACTGGAATTGGGTACATGGCACGGCTGCTCTACTACGCATATGCTATTGGCTATGAAGGCTAATGATAACATTTCTACCCTAAAGGCGGTAAGTAATGTAAAGGGCGCGGGTCAGGGTTGGCCAGTACGTTTACGGCGCTCCTCTGAATTATTAAAAGAGGATATTTACGACTGGTTAACCTCACAGGATGATGACTATGATTTTGTATTTGAACGTGGGTCACATGATAGCTACCGTGTACGGTCAATATGGGAACAGCGCGATAGGTTGATAAAGCCGGGTGGCTTTCTCATATCACATGCCGCACAGCATCACTTAGTTGGTTCACAAGTGAGGATGGGAATTGAAGCAACGGACATAGTTCCCAATTACTATCTTACAGAGCCGGGTGATTGCGGGCTTGCAATATTTCGTGCGGATGCTGCTGATGTAGCCATTGATTATGATGCTATGAAATATGATGATTTGTGGAAGCGTAGCGGCCCTAAAGAACGTAACATAAGAGAGCAAATTCGTAGCATCTTAGTGCGTGAAGGCAAGAGAAAATCTGCCAAATTAGATCGTGGTAGGTTGATAGGACTATTAAAGGCGTCACATGATACTGAATTTGTAGATGAAAATGGTGATGGTATTGATGATCGCACCGTGACATCTCAGTTAGAGGCTGCACAAAATGAAGGTAAACGGAAAGCGACCCGTATGAAAAATGGAGACGCCTAATGTCCACATTAAGCGACGTGCGCGGGCGTCCATTGGCTTTGCAAAATGATGGATTGGACTACATCCGCCTGAAAGCATTTATCGAAGACCTTACAGTGCAAGAACCTCTGCTCACGGCGGTAGTACCGTTGCCAGTGGTGGGTGATTTGGGTGCTGTCATTATTGATGCTGCGATATTGGAGGTGCTAGGCACTACTAATGCCACGTTAAGTAGCGCCTTACATAGGCTATATATCCAATGGCAGAGTGACCTTGAGATTGTATACTTGAAAGAATTGATTGCATTTGCGGTTGATTATGCTGGTGATGTGTTAGCGACCAACCCATTCCTCTACCTTAAGTTAAATGAGGGTAGTGGCGCTAATGCACTAGATTCATCTGGAAACGGTTATAACTCGCCATATATAGGTGTGACATGGGATGGACAAATACCGCCAACGGGTGGTGAAGCTCCGTTCTTTGATGGGGTAAATGATTCTGTAGATATTTTTGATGGGGGATTTGGTGCTGATTTCGATATGGATGAGGGGTGTGTGTTACTGTGGGTGAAACCAAACGACGCCGGATCGTGGAACGACCAATTCCGCGCACAGTTTCGTATCCGTCGTGATGCAAACAATTATATTGCAATGGACTCATCGGGCGATGATTTACGAGTCCGCCACAGAGGCAGTGGATTAGCTGAACGGTCAATTACCAAATCGGTAACAGGTATAACTGCTTGGCAAAGTTTTATATTTTCGTGGTCAGTGATAGGCAATGAGATAGAAATGGTGGTTGATGGCGTTTCTGAAGGTACAGCAGTTTGTGACGCTACAGCAGGAATCGGACTAAGTGCAGGTGCTACAGCGTTGGGAGCATCTGGCCCCGCCCCAATTTCTCCCTGGAATGGCTATCTGGCACAATTTGCAATATGGGATACTCCCATTACGCCTGCAATCCTAGCATTAGGGACGGTGTAATATGACTAACTGGCATGGGTATTTTGGCATAGAGAACATCGACTTGAACAACGCGCAACGTTCTTTACTTGTAACTGAAATTCAAGCATTAGGCATTTCACCACAAGATGAATCCCCTGCAAAGCGTCACCATTGGCGCTTTCGTTTGGATAATGACGCCGCGATATTTGAAGCCCTATATAATGCTGATAATATCACTGTTGAGAAATTCAAATCGTTTCTAGTGGATATATTTAGTGTAGATGTGGGTGATATTGGGAACGTGAATACTACATTCACATGGGACACACGTATCTCAAATATCATAACACTCGATTTATTAGGCGTGGATAAGCTACGTGTGGCTATATTTGGTGGGTTGGGTGCGAATTGGGTGCAATCAGGTAATGAAGCCCGCGCTTATATCATAGACAATGATGCAGACTGGAATGAATAGCATATGGGCATTTATACGTTCTTTATTCCGCATTCCTAACGCCCCACTCGCGCCTATCGTCTCTAGCACATCGTTCCTATTCCTGAATGGTAAATCCCAGCCAATATGGGTAGAGGACGGGATATGGTGGGAGCGTCTTATGGTGCTAAAAATAATAGATGGGGTGAAGTATAATCATGCGGAAGCTATCACGCAAGATTGGGAGGATGTGGGCGTAATAGTGATGCAAGAATCAAGTCGTTCCATTACAGTGAGTCGGATAGACGGGCGTATGTGGCTTATGGAATATGATCCAGAATGGGAAGATCATAATCCGCATTATTCAAAAGTAGAAGAGTTGGACAGAGATGGGTGGAATGATTTTCAATATGACCTGATACGAATGGCACAAGGATACCTATAATGCCCGATAAAATTCAACCTATTAGACTGACTCCACCTGATATAAGACAGCGGTGGTTAGATATGCAAGATGATACCCACGCACTATTATTTGCCACACACCCCTTTGCCCGTGACCCTATAGCGTTATCGGTGGGGATGGTAGATAGCGCGGCATTGGACGCATTCGCAAGGCAACGGGTCACTACACCTCACACTCTATTTGATAGCAAACAGATATTCGATAACAACCCATTGCTTTTTGACGACGCCGAAACATCGGGCGCGGGAACTACCTCTACACATTCTATACCCTTAGCAGCCTCTACTATGTCAGTGAGCGCAGCCACAGCGGGGACACGAATACGACAACAGAAAACCCATAATAATTATCAACCCGGCAAATCGCAACTTGCCATATTTACAGGGGTATTGGGTGCGGCAGAGGATGGTATCACGCGCCGATTAGGGTTATATAATGATGATGATGGCATGTTTTTTCAACTAAAGGATAGTGTGTTATCGCTGGTGATTCGTTCTAGTGCGTCTGGTAGCGCGGTTGATTCAGTCACACCGCAATCCGCGTGGAATTTCGATACCTTAGATGGTGAAGGGTTATCGCAAGTAACAATTGATACAACGAAAGTACAGATATTCTTTTTAGATTATGAATGGCTTGGTACGGGGCAAGTAAGGTGGGGGATATTTATAGATGGTATCCCAATTATTGCCCACCATTCGCATCATGCCAACACACTCACAACCGTATATATGAGTAGTCCAAACTTGCCTGTGAGATTTGAAATTAATAACGATGGCACAGGTGCGGCGGCTTCATTGGTACAAATCTGTTCGACTGTAATTAGTGAAGGTGGCGAACAGAATGCGGGTGTGATACGTGGTGTGACGCGGGGTGCAAGCGGGTTTTCTGCTGGCAATGATACTAACTTATACCCTATTCTATCTATCCGCCTCAAAGAGGATCATCTACATGCGGTTGTGAATATATTGGATTATGCCATCATGACGGTAGGTAATTCTAATTTTGAATCCATGCTGCTATTAAACCCCACAGTGGCGGGGGATGACCAAGTATCATGGGTAGGGTTGACTAATGGGAGCATAGAATATGACATTAGCCGCGATGACACCAACACCCTCACAGGCGGGATAGATTTAGGTGGAACGCTCACGCAAAAGTCAGCTAATATCGGGCATGAGGTGATACAAAATCGCCTACGTCTTGGCTCACTCATTGATGGAACACGCGATGAATTGGTATTGGCCGCGCGTGTGGTGGTGAGTGGTGCGGAGACCTATTTCGCCCGACTAGATATTGAGGAAAACGGATAGTGAAAATTAGCATTGTTACAGGCACATACAACCGCCTTCCCCACTTAAAGACTATGATCGAAAGCGCCCGTGTGCAGTTCCCGGTTGGGATAGAACGCGAGTTCGTAGTAGTAGATGGCGGTAGCACAGACGGCACACTGGCATGGTGTAAAGAGCAGGATGATATAAAGCTCATAGAACATGGCGAATTGCTAGGTGTGCAAAAGGCATTCTGTGATGGAGCTTTTGCGTCTACGGGCGATTATGTGGTATTGGCTAATGATGACATACAATTCTTAGATAATGGCATCATACAGGCAATGATATACCTTGAGGACAATCGTTCTTGCGGCGGGGTGGCATTTGAGGATGATCGCAGCAATCGCGGCGATAACTCTGACATATACGGCGTACAGGGGATGCCAGCGCACGGGGCGCAAAAATGGGTGGTTTATGCACAAGTGGGGATGTATCCACGCGATATAGGCGATGAGGCCGGATGGTGGGGCATTGATGATGAAGCACTACCGCCCATTACTTACGGAGTGGATAATTATCTCAGTGCGCGGATATGGGAAATGGGACTTTCTATTGACCGTGTACCCGGTGTGAAGGTGCATGACCTCATTGTAAGAGATGAACTTAGAGAGCGCATGACGGCTAATGATAGCAATGGCTATTTTAAGCGGTATCCTAACGGCCCATTCATCCCTGCATTACCTGCTACACGCGACGATAACGCCCATTTGCGCGTCCTATACTTGCCCCTGTATGAACCGGGTCACCCCATCCAATTAGAGCAAAAAACAGGTCTTAGAGACGCCTTGCGCGATTACGGGCGTGGTCAGTGGATATGGGAATTTAACTATATGTACAGTAAAAGCCCTTATCAGAGTTTATGCAACATCCTTGACCTATTTAAGCCCAACATGGTGATGACACAATTTCACGATACTGACCGCATAGCACCTGAACAAATCCGCATGGCCCGCGCCCACGCTCCCAAATCGGTATGGATAAATTGGAATGGGGATTATTGGCCCAAGTCGCTTGTATCCGATAACATGCTCCATTTGTTGCGTCAATTCGATTTGCAACTTGTGGTAAATGATAGTGTTAGGAAGACGTACACAGACACCGCAATTCAATCTGCTTATTGGCAAATCGGATATGAAGACCCACCCGTTAAGGCCGATTTCAAGCCCGAACCAGTAGATGTAGTGTGGCTGGCGACGGTATATAATGAACCGCGTAAGCAAGTGGATGCCCGGTTGCAGCAATTCGATTATGCTCAATATGGGCCGGATAGTGAGCCATCTACATTATATAATTTCACTAATGCGAAAGCCCTATATCGCAGTGCCAAGATTGCTATAGGCACAAATGAATACCCCGATGCTGATGGCTTTGTTAGCAATAGATTATTCCAAGCGATAGCCGCTGGGAATTGCCTACTTATCCATCAGAATGTGCCACGATTAGACGAACTCATTGGTATTGAGGAAGGTAAACATTATGTGGGCTTCGATTCATTAGATGAGATGGTAGCTAAAATCAAATACTATCTGGCTCATGATGTAGAGCGCAAGCGCATTGCCAATCGTGGGACACGCCACATCCGCCAGCATCATTCGTTCACCGCTAGGGTAGCGCAATTATTCCAACCTAAAACAGGCTTAGTACATCTCACACAACGCCCACCTGCTACATATTTCGGTGTGCGGTATCACGGCAAAAACCAAAAGCCATTTGGTGAATTCACAGGTGGGAGACATTATTCAATTGTACCCGGTCGCGTGTGCCAGATAGAACCGGAACACACTGCCTATTTCGCACGACAGCCTGAGCTATACGAGATTTGCTATCCGCAAGAACCATAATCTGTTATAATTGATATTGGAATTGAGAAGGGCAATACATGAATCGCTATTAAATGCTGATTCCAACGCCAGCTACTAACAATAGCTGGCGTTTTAGTTTGTAGGCCGTCTCACCAACATTGCATTTCCATTGACGAAGTGGTACACTATATATGCAACGGGTATCGAAATTCTCGATACTAGGACAGCACGACAGGAAACATGGCGATTACGCCCTTCACACAAACAATGTATTGAGTGAGGTAAAGTGTAAGGCAATTGTTTCTCATAAGACGGAGAAAGCAGCCCTAACAGCGTGGGGCTGTTTTTTTGTGGTATACTGATAGAGACTGATTTTCATAAAGCTCCTCCCTCTATTCTGAACTTGCGCCCCTAGTGGGCGCTTTTTATGTGCTATACTCCCTTTATCGTTTAAGATGAGTCTTCTAACGATGGTATGTAAATTGCACAAGGCGCTGCCAATGGGTGGCGTTTTGTGCTGTGACGTGGTATATTATAATTTATAACGTTAGCCGCGTTATTTGCATAAACACCCTCTTACGTGGGGCAAACGCAAACGTAAGCGGCCTCAACCCTCACAGGTCGTCACACCCAAGTGGGGGTTTTATTTGTTTTATGCTATAATGATTGCATTGACCGATTCTTTTTGGCTAATGACGTAATTCAATGCAAAAGCGCCTTATCTCCCCGATGGGCGCTTTTTGTGTTTCCTTAGTGGTATCGCATCGTAATATTATATGTTATTGTGGATGTGGAGGCATGATTTTTTATGGCCATAACCGAACTTACATCGCATTTCCAACTCAACAACAGCACGGGGGCGCGTTCCTTAATACCGCCGCACTTACTGAATATTTGGCGTGAAGAGATTAGAGAAGAGATTTGGCGTTTCAATCAGGTGACGGGTGACGATGTACCGACTAGTCAATGCCCTAGTTGGGTGCAACCCTCTCGTGATTCAGTGGCGCGTGGGTTATATACTGCTTATCGCAAAATGTCATCCCATCTTGGCTACACGCCTTTGCCTCAGTATTTTGTTGAGGAAATTCCACTAGGCTTTGGCATTCCAGTGAGTCAGCAGCAGCTACAGACTAGCATGGGCTATGTGATTGAATATGGGCAACGGGCCACCACATTATTAGATGACGATGCTACGGTGACATACTCAGAATCGAATCCCGGTATATTGAGTGCTGATGATACCGCCACCATGACCGTCGCTTCCACGCTCAGTGCAGATGAAATTCAGATATTCTTCACAGCAAGCGATTCTGGCAAAGCCGCTGGGGATGAACGCTTTCGGATAGCGCCTGTCACGGTCACGACTGATGGCGTCACTATTACGATTGTGGGGCATCGCGCATTATTTGTGAAACCTAATATATGGGACACACCTTACAACGAACCTGAATCACGCGACATCAACCAAGCCGATACCAGCACGGCGGGGGATTTTGTTACATTAGTAGATATATATCGCGTTTACACCGACACAACGACTCCCGTGCAATATATGAGCGACCCGGTCTTTACTGAACTTACCGATTTAGAGATATGGAATTTACATAGTGGGCTTGTATTGCCTAGAAACAATCGCTTAGGGATATTTCAAGTACGGTTTGAAGGGAGTCAGTCCACTAAATTCGCGCCCAATACCGTGAGGGTGTTTTATAAAGCAGGATTCCAAGAACAATATCAGCGTATGGATAATGACTTTGCACAAGTCCTGATGCGTCTGGCTAACACCTTCATTGTAGATATAGAGAAGGTATGTGACCCTATCCAAGCGATTATGCGACGTGATTTGAATGAAGGCCCCACGACTGAGCGCAACATTACCAATCCGTTTGGAATAAATGAAGGTAGCCTATTTGCGTGGGATTTTGTGCAAGAACAGGCGTTAGGGCGTGGGGGCAAGTTCACCTCGACTAGAGTGCGAGGTGCATTATGACATTACCAGTTACGTGCATTATCCCGTGCCACAATAATGCCTCTACGCTGAATAAAGCGGTAGAGAGTGCCATAGACCAATGTGATAGTGTGATTGTGGTGTTTGATGGTGACAATGGTGATGGATATGAAACATTAGAATCACATTTTCGCAATCCCACACATTTAGACTATTTTAGCACCCATTCAGCATTTCCAGCGGGCGTGTGTCATGCCCGCAATCTAGCGATAGGCGAGGCAGACGATGGTCTTATATTGCCATTGGATGCTGATGATTGGTTGGCAGAGGGCGCAGTGGAAGCGATGAAAACCGCCTATAAGCCCGGCCATTTTGTATATGGCAATTGGGTGGAAGTAAATGGCAATGGCATGGTAGATCAACGCCCTCCCAAGCCATCTATGATACATCACAAGAACATAGGTTATGCTAGTTTCATGTTCGATAAAAAGGACTGGCATAAAGCAGGTGGGTATAGCCCCGAATTCAATATAGGTGGGGAGCATTGGGGATTCATGGCGTCTCTCATTTACAAGGCGAAAGTGAAGCCTCTATACATAGACTATCCGGTGTTCTTTTATAATCGCACAGCCAGTAAGCGATACAGCCGTGCCAATCGTTATCATACCACCATCAAGAATATGGTGATGGAGGTTATTAATGGCGTCACGTAAAGTAAAGAGCATACGCGCCGAGATGATACGGCAAGATAAAGTGTTAAAGCAAGAATTGAATAAAGAAATGCACGTAGTCACTTTCGCATTGGCCGCGCTTTTGACGGCTTCAGTGCAAGGATGGAAAAAGAAACCTAAATTCACACCAGAGAATCGTATCACGCCTAATTTAATCACTGGCATAGTCAATGTCACGGGCAAAAAGGACATTGTGAATATATTCCATTGGGTAGATAAAGGGACGGGCAAGTTTGGCCCTAAGAAGTCTGCATACCCAATATTTCCAAAGAAGCCGGGCGGAACATTGTTCTTTAGGACAGGCTATAGCCCGCGCACAAGGCCGATAGCAAAAGCGAATGTGGGTTCGGGCAAGGCATCCGGGCCGCGTGTTGCTGCAAAAGGTGTGATTCATCCCGGCATAGAAGCACGCGAGTTCACAAGTACATTAGAAGATGTATTGAAACCAGATTTTAAACGACGAATGGAAAATGCTCTGCGAAGAGCTTCACGTAAAATAAAGTAAAAAAGGAACAAATATCATGGCACAAATTAGCAATGAACGCAGCCGCACGATAGTTGGTATTCAGAAAGGCGCTGGCAATCCCTGGGTCATTGTGGATACGCAAGGCGAGATTGATGCCGCAACAGGTGGTGGTGTCAGTGTAGATAGTAAGTGGGGACGTGGTGATGACGGGGGCGATGCTTATATCGGTGGTAATGTCACCAGCAACCGGGAGCGTTTTACATTCACTATGATGTATCGTGCGACAGTACAAGAGTTTTTGAAGGTTAAGGGTTTCACAGATTGCCCGGTTAATGTCAGAGTGAGGCACATGTGCGGGGATATTCGTGAAATCACCAATTATCAGGCTATCACTGAGTTTCAAGACTCATATTCTACCTCAAATGATTTCAGTGACCCGTTAGCCAATAACGCCGACACACCCGGAAGTGACCAAAAGTTTAGCCTCCCTTATAGTGCGGGTATCCGTGTATTGTCCACCAAGTTGCAGCATACTGACATCAGCAAGGACGTCACAGATGTAGCTATCAACAAAGTGATATATCTAAGTCCAGAGCAATGTTATGGCGATTGTGGCGACCAGTTAGATGGCACAAATGAAATCGCATTTGTCACGGATTTGGATGCGTCACCCGGTTATGCCGGAACGAGCATTCCGTATGTTGGTTTTAGTGAGGATAAAGGCGCAACATGGGATCTCACTGCTATAGATGATTTCCTGACAGCCAACGCCACAGGTATTGTGAAGCAAGGCGATACATTGGTTGTGTTTAGCCCATCACATGGCCCGACGCGGGTAGCTTTGCAGGACTTGCGCGATGATTTAGGCCCGACATCCTTTACTGCCTCCACTGGCATTACAGCCAATTTCCCCAATGATGGTATGGTGATGCCCAATGGTGACATCATCGCATTTGGTGATGGTGGCTACATCTATATCAGTACCGATGGTGGTGGGAGTTGGACATCATTCGATGCTGCTGTTATTACATCAGCCGACCTCACGGTAGGCGCAGTGAGCAATTCAAATCTAGCATGGATAGGTGGAGCAGGTGGCGTGGTAGTAAAGATTGATGGCCCATCCGGTGCGCGTGTAGGAAGTTTAGCTACAGTGAAGCAAGCGGATGGTACGGCGTTAACCGACGCTGTCACCGCGATTGCTGCCCCACCTGACCGCGATGAGTTGTTTTTAGGCACGGATGCGGGTACGATTTGGCGCAGCAAGAAACCGCAAAACAACAACAAACCCGCCTATACATTGCCATCGTTTCAGAAACAAGGTGTGGGGACAATTGAGGATTTGAAATTTACCGGATTCAGAGGCGCTATCTTATTCATCGTACAGACCGATGCAGCGGCTTTATCGCGTGTGCTGTTTGATCGCAGTGGTGGTAATTTAGGCGATAAACAAACGGAAGTGATAGGGTCATTCACTAGCCCAGCAAATCAGACCATCAATAGCATTGCAGTAGCCGATAACCAGCACTGTATTACGGTAGGTGAAGCGGATGGTGGACAAGGATTTATCGGATTAGTGAGACAATAAAAGGCGGCTGCATAGTCGCGGAAAGCACTCCATATGAGCAGAAAGAACGGTACGACAGCAGTGAAGATGAAGGCAATCGAATTGATACTGGATAGTGGCGTCACCATATTGGTGAAGCCGCTATCGCCTTATACCCGTCAAGCGGTGTTTAAGAAACTTGCTGATACATTCCCCTACCCCGATGAGAAGGAATATGAAGAGCAAATCGAGGGAAGTGAGTCACCCGGTGCAACCATCCCGATTAGTGATAAATCGAATGTGAGATATGAGGAATATGAAGCCATCAAATCGGAAGCGGATAAATTGCGGAATCGTGGATACCTAGAAGCAATGGTGGAAATAAGTGTGGAGTGGCCGCAATCGAAAGAAGCCCTCATTGAGCAATATAAAGATCAACGAAGCGACCTGAGCGCCTTTATGGATTTACCGGATGATGAGTGGCTTGCTACGCTGTATCATTGTCTATGCGCCTCACAGGGCGATATAGATGAGATATACGAAGCCGCGCACGACCAACTAGACATCATGGAGGCAGAGCCTAGCGAGGATGATATTCATTCCGCGTGGCGTGTGTTTCGGGTTAGAGTATCGCGGAGTGAACGTAGCGGATTGGATAAATACACACCCTTGCTTCAAGAAATCACAAAGTTACGGCGTCAAGTACAGTTCGATTCTAGGGCATCTGACGGTAGCTAAAGAGTATAATCTTAGCCCTTCTGAATGGTGGGAATTGAGCCATGAAGATAGGGTAGTGATGTGTGCTGAAACGTATGGAATGAGCAACATTCGGGCCATGCGCGATTATGACGATAATGAGCAGCGTAAATTAGACGCAAAGAATAAGAAGAACAAATAATGGCAGAGTTCCCTACAATAGGCATCAGCGTTGAAGCGGATATTAAGGACTATACAAAAGACCTTAATAAAGCTATTGCGCTGGGAGCTAAAGCCGACAAAGCCCTCAAGGACATCACCGCGAAAGTGAGTGTCGATAGCAAAGGTCTTGACACACTTGGCGGGTTACTGAAAGGTGTGAAGGGCAAGAATGTAGAGATTGGCGTGGATGCTGACATCAGCAAAGCCGAATCCGCCATTAGGTCTATTGACGTGCCCGATGCTGAAATTGAAGTCGATGCCGATATGTCGAATGCTGATGCAGATGTGGATTCATGGGTACAGACCTTACTTGGTGTTGATGCTGTCATCAACATCGTGGCCAATCTTCCCATCCCCACTAGCATAGCCGATATTCCCTTACTTAGTACAATCCTAGATACAGACAAGGCCGTGCGGACGTTAACAAGCCGCGTTAATCAGGACATCCCTGATGCTGCTGGGCTTATTCAGGGGATATTCTTGAATGCGTGGGCCGATAGTAAGGAAGAGATTGCAGAGAATGCAGCGTTAGTATTGCAAACAACGGGTAATGTAAAGGATTTAGCTAAAAATACTGAGGCTGTTTTTGCAGGCGCGGCGCTCACAGGCGAGGATTTTCTATCGGTATTAACTGCTGCTGACAAGTTGGTAGACACAGGGCTATTTAGCAATATTGAACGAGCTGTTGATTTCATCGTTGCAGGGTTTGAAACTGGACTTAATTCCAGTGGCGATTTCTTAGATTCTATTGATGAATACTCCGTACAATTTACCGATATTGGACTAAGTGCTGAAGCTGGATTTAGTGCTGTGAAACAGGCACTAGATTTGGGTACACGCGATGTTGATAAAGTGGTTGATTTATTTAAAGAACTTGGTAACGCTATACCACTGGCATTAGCGGCGGGTTCGGGTGATGTTAAATTTGATGTATTGGAGATTCTTGGACAACTTGATGAGGCAGAAGCATTTGCAGCGGGGGAATTAGCCGCAGATGAATTCTTTGCGGGTATGTTCCAAGCAGCAGAAGTTGCCTTTGAAGCAGGTCTAATTAATAAAGGGCAATTGGCCGACTTGTTAGGAAGTCAAGGTGAGGATGTCGGGTTATTGGTAGCGATACAGCTTGACCCTACACAAGTGGCCGATGAATTACGAAATTCAGCGGGTCGCGCTGCTCTTCAAACACAAATATTATTTGGCGATCTTGGTACTGCCATCCTTACATTAGAACGCACCATCACTGAAGAACTCGCCACTACTGTGAGTGATGCCTTTGATATACCGGGCAAGATTGCACAATTCACGGCGGGCATAACTGACTTTACGAGTCTCATTGCAGGCGGTATGGACATACCCGAAGCTATAGAGATTGCGTTCCAGTTAGATGGGTTTGCTCAGACGGTACATGATCTGGAATCCGCATTAGTGAACTTCGCAATTGGAGCTTTGCAATTTATTGCTGACCTGCAATCTATTGGTGGAAATGTGGCGGGGGCCGCAGCCACGCAAACTGAAGTAACGCGACTAGCAACGGGCCAATTACCCTTTGATATTGTAAATGCGGAGGATGAGAAGGCGCTAGAAAATGTACTTAATCGCGCCATAAGTCATGGTGTTGAGGCCGCAAACATAGTAGAAATCGTACAATCCCAATTCGATGAAGCAGTGTCTAGCGGTGATTTAGCGTTGGCGAATCAGATAGCGCAGCAGATTAAGAATGTAACAATTAATGCAGACGATCCCGGAACGGTGGTGGATACGAGTGGTATAGATGACCTAAACCGGAGCGCGGAATTATTTGAAGCATTTGGCGTGGCTGTAGAAAACGCAGATTTACCGGGTGCGCTCGAAGCTGCGAATGCACTCAATACAGAATTCGGTGACGTTACAGCATTGCAAGCAGTCACTGCTAACGCCGAGTTAATGGCATCTGCAATGGGCGGTGTAGAGACAAAAACTAAAAATGCGGCCAACGCATTCACCTTATCCGGCCCTACCATCAAAGAGGCTACCAACGCAATAGGTGCTACGATTGCCTCATTCAGCACGATAGGGGCGCTAGAGTTAGGCAAGATTGTGCTAGAGTTAGATGCAATTCTGAATCGCATGGATGTAATTAGCGACATCAGTTTAGTTGATGCTGTGAATGCGGGCATTGCAGGCGCTCTTGGTGGTGGCGGTGGCGGTGGCAATTTCGATATACCCGGTGAAGCATCCGGTGGCGTATTTAATGGCATGGCACGTATCCACGAAAATGAGATATTGATGACTGGCCCACGCGCTCAGAGTGTGGCAGTGCTGAACTCGCAAACTAGCAACGCTATAATGAGTGGATTAGGGCATGTACTAGGTGGCATGGGGCTTGGTACTGGCAATACCACCAACAACTCAAGAGGCGACACCACTATCAATATTATGAGCAGCAGCGGAGCAGAGGATATTCAAGCTATGAACGCCACAGCGTCAGCTATGAGAGGATTTTAGAGCATGTTTAAATGGGTGAAAATACAGGCGGGCATTCCCAAAGCCTACAACGACGTTAACAGTTCCGAGCAAGGTATAATCGCATCTCTCACTTTGACAGGCAGGGACACTGACATTGCACTTGAACCAGTGGAAGGATGGATACCTAAGATAGCGCAGAGTAAGGGCGGTGTATGGAGTGATAATGAATCCTCAGATGGGCGTACACTACATGGTATTAATGAACAGAATGTGAATGAAGAGATGACAGCCTTTGCCACTGCAGCCACTGTGAAGGGACTAGCATTGGTGCTAGTAGATTTGAATCGCATGGTGGAATTGACACGCGATTTCTGGCAGACATCGCAGCAGATTGAACCTGTGTATATCAATGTATGGTTTGAAGGCGCACCCGGGCCACAATATGCCTTGATTCACAATATGAACGTAACAGAGACGATGGATAGAGATAATCCCGCATCGCGTACCCTCACAATCGCTATTGAGCGAGAACCTTTCTGGCGTGTATTGCCGCCCGGCAGCAATCCCAAGATATGGAGCTTTGAGCGATTAGGGCAAAAGCCGGGTATTGATTATGATTTGGCAGATTTGGCGTTAGTAGAAGGGACGGGGCATCTTGCATCATCAACAACGATGCGTAATATATGTGAACATACACCCGTTACTACAGCTACCACCATCCTCACAAAGAACTGGTTGGATATAGACAAAGACCTCATTGCAGGTGATGCCCCTGCATTGGTAAGCGTGGGCCTAAAAGCAGATATAGATATAGTAACTAGATTTTACATGGGCGTGAGCCACTTGCCCGATTCATTGCCTGATGAAAGCGGCGGGGCAATTAATCAATTTGTGTCATTGAACACGCTTGACCAATCATCAAATACAGGCACTAAAACAACCGATGCTACTTGTGGCATAGAACAGGTTATTGCATCGGGGCATGGATACGGTGCGTTAAGCCTAACAGCAGGCTCAGATGATACTTATGAGTGGGACGGGTCTACTGTACCCCTCACTATGCAGTTATTGCGCGGTCATTGGATGGCATTTGTGAGGGCAGGATACGATCATTCTACACAAGATTTAGTCAGCGCACAATTGGACATCCTCGTACCGTCATCATTAAATGCTTCCGTATCACAGGAAGCGGTCACAGTAGGGATAGTCAATATCCCCGGTTCTGGTGGTGGATGGCCGATAGGGGCGGGTGTGACATGTGAATTTGGATTTACCTATATAGGTGAATTTCGATTACCAATCGGTGATGGTGTGAATGCGACAATGGAAGGAACAGGGGTATATGTTGGTGAATCGCAAACCAATGCTGATATGGAATTTCAATTAAAATTCACTAATAATGATGCCTCCACACGCATCATTACATCATTAGATATAATATTCATACCAGTGGGTGACTCCACATCACTCACTATTGGATATGTCTGGAGCGATAGAAGTGCCATTGTGGATAGCTCGGGCTATTTGGCACACGGTAAACCACAAGATATAGCACAAACCAATGTGGACGATGTTAGTTTGCATGATATTATATTCCAGAATGAATTACGTGGTAATGGTGTGAAGCTAGAACCGGGTCAAGATAACCGTATCTATCTACTCACGCATCGAATATTGAGCAACCTTTCCCAATCATCATCTAATATTGTGCATGAGATGTACGTCAACATTATCCCGCGCTGGCGGGGAATTCGAGACGTGTAATGAGCGTATTGCCACATTGGATACACATTTATGATAAGCCCGCAGAGGGGGATGCCTTCAAAGCGCGTTATCGTGCCAATGGCTATCAGCATAAAATCAATGTGATGGGTTGGTTTGATACCGCTAATTGCGAAATAGCCCTGACACAAGCGGAAGCTGAATTGTTCTTCTCACAATATGTAGGTAATCGGGTAGCGGTGTTTGTGGATAACCCGGCTGAACCTATATGGGAAGGCTTCATCAGCACCGCCTACTATACAGCAGGTGGGTTGGAATTCCGGCGCTCTATGGACAATATGGCCAACCGGGTGTATGTGAATTATGACAAGTCGGTGGCTGGTACTTTCACTACAGAGATTACCGGAATTTCATCCGTTACAGATAGCCAATCAATTTATGGAATTAAGGAAGTGGCAGTGAAAGGGCGGGCAGCTGGTGGAATCGTTGAATCTACTAGCTTTGATCTATTGCGGGCGCGTAAAGTAGCAGAGGTAAGTTTTCCACAAACATCTGTCACACAAAAGTCAGGTGGTAACTCTTTCATAAAGATAGAAATGAGGGGATTTTACGATACATTGGCGTGGGAGAAAGTGCAGACCAATAGAGCTAATTCATCACAAGCCACTCTAATGACGACTGATTCATTGCCCGACCTACTTAATACCTCTACATTTTTGGATAATACCGATTTCACCGAAATAGATACGCCGGGCGTAAGTGTAACATCAACAAGTCGACAGAAATCAGGCGAAACCATATGGGATTTATTTCAGAATATCGCGGAATTTGGCGATGGCACTAATTTGTGGATTGTGGGCGTTACTGAAACTAAATCAAATGGTAAGCGGCGCGTGTACTATCGGGCATCCAATCGGGTGGTGGAATTGACCGCCCGCACAGACGACGGTCTGAGGATACGCAATACGCAAGGTGGGTTGCTGCGGCCATGGACGATTAAGCCCGATAAGATAGTGCGCGTGAATGATATATTGGTGGGTTGGGGTGCTATAGGAAGTGACCCGCGCGAGACATACATAAAAGCCATTGCATACAAACAGGTAAATAATAGTGTAGTATGGTCGGGAGAGGATGATATAAATATGGAAGGTGTTATGCGAACATTTAGCACCCAGCGTGATTTTAATCGCGTGTTCGGACAGCGCCCTAACCAGATTGTATTTTAAAGCGCACTAGGGGTTAGTATGGAAACATTAATCGCAAAATTTCTAGGGATAGATGCAGGCACAGCCGCAGCCCTCACGCTACTTATATTTTTCAGCACCCTGTTTTTTATTGTGGTTTATGGTGGTCGTATATTAAGGGATTATCTACAGGGCAAGATTAAACAAGCCAATGCCGCAGCGACTGCACAGGCAGATGATAGACAATCACAAACTGAGTTCAATAAAATGTTGGTGGGGTTGGTACAAGATCAAGTAGACAATAACACCATCATAGCTGAAACAAACGCACTCATTGCAAAAGAGATGACTGCCATAAATGAAAGCAATAGGGAGAATGGCCACCTGATTGTATCACTCACTGAGGCCCTAACAACATTCACCAGTAGCATTGTTGACAAGGTTGATGGGTTTGGGGACAGCATCAATGAATTAGAGGATACAATTATGAGTCACTTAGCCCAAAGTACGCGCCATAACGATGATAGCAAAGATAGTATGGAAGCATTGCGTAAGAATATCGAAGACCTCACGAAACAGATGCAATTACTAGTGGATGAATTACGGCAAAAGCGCGAAGTTAATGGCGATATTGTAGCGCGTTTTGATGTTGTGGCAAGCCGATTAGAGCAAGCCACACAAGCAGCATCTACCAAAGAAGAGACAATAGACAAGGACAATTCAGATGACAACAAATCCATTCATGAGTAAGAAGTTTTGGACAGCCATAGTAGGCATCCTAACCATGCTTGCAGTGGCCGCATTTCCCGGATTAGAGGAACATATCGAAACATTAGCACCCAGCATTTTGGGGATAGTAATGTTTACGATTGGTGGTTTCACGGTGCAAGATACTGCCATTGAAAAATATAGCAATGGAACGAGCGCAACCACCTAATGAAATATATTCTGTATATCATTATATTGATGGTGATGGTGGGGTGTGAAGCGACATTACCCCCCTCCCCCACCGCTACTTTAGCGGCCCCCACTGCCACAATCCCAGCCACGACCATCCCAGCGCCTGATCCCACACCCACACAGGAAGTTATTAGTGATTTACCACTGAATAACAACTATGATCTGTCCGTTACATGTCCGCCCACGCCCATAATTCGCGTGAATGGACGGGATGTATGTGTACCATTCAATTGGTTTGTTTCGTGGTATCCAAACCTGCTTATAACCGACCCGAATCCGCACCCGGAAGTATTGCCTATTGATGGTGGGGGGATTAGGTTTGAAGTGACCAGTAGGGGAGGGGCATTCGGATTAGCGTCTCACATCGCCACGCAAGCTGGCAAACGTTATATTGTGGTGGGTGAATACTTTGCTGATCTGCATGTGATGCAAGGTGCGGCCTTGAATAGCCGTCATTATTATGGGTATTGTAAATTGGATAATCTAGCATCATTCAGCACCATCACTCACAAACAACCCGGTGTGCTGCAAGGTGAAGGCGAGTTTATATGTGTGCTAGAAACAAGTGAGTCTCGCACTGTGCGATTTGATGCGTTATTGAATATCGATTGGCAAGTGCTGGAAGGGCATATCGACTTTTATGAAATCCGCGCCATTCAAGTTAGCGCGGATGATTATGGGGATGCTGTGATAGTGTTGCCTTGAAGTACGATTATGTTACCATAACGATAGCTGGCCAGTTGCAGCTATTCGTGCTTTCTTCTTTGCGTAGCGTGTACGGCGGCCATTCTCTACATGTTCTTTAATATCAAAGTTGATATGACAGCGTTGGCATAACGCCCGCAAGTTATTATAGCGACAGTCCATTTTATCGTGCTTATCTCGCGGGCCACCGGGAAACTTAGGAATGCCGATATGGGCGGTGGTGAGAACTATCTTTATCGGTTTCTTTGTCCATACATCGTTACCAAAACAAAACTCTGCTACATCGCTATCCCAATTCTCCAAGATGTCATGATAGTCATAAGCAACACCAAATTTGTCACGGAGCATTAATGAATAGTTCTCCACACCGCACCACTCGCAATGATTATTGGCACGGTCAAAGCGGATGTATTCGCTAATCTCTTTCCAGTGAGGTGGGTAACGCGATTTGTCCATTGGCATGACTAATCATCTCCATTCAATATACGTCTCATATTGTGCTTCAATTGCCGTGCTTTCGCTTGCTGCTTGGCTTTGTTCTTATGGATTATGACTTGCCTACGATACGATTCTTCGCTAATCCAGTAGCCATTGGCGCGAGGCTTGTCTGATTTGAGCCACGCATTGCCAGCACCTAGCCGACGATAATAATACTTCCGAGCATTGTGGTCGCTGTCTCTGCTATTGCTCATGAGCAACACCTTCTGGCAGACTACTTTTTATAAGCTCCCACACTTCATCAGCTTCCTGTCCGTTGAGTTCCATAACAGAGCCGGAATGATAATAAATCAACAAGTGATGATTATTTTGTTTATCATTTCCATCCGAAGAGTAATGTTGAATTAGAATATTGCTGAATCCATTTAGACTTATAATGCGATTTTTGGTTACAATTATAGTGCTATTCAAGTGTTGACCATCCATCATGTTGCCTCCAAATGATCTTGCGCGTACCGTATGCCAAATGCCGTGATAACATCGTTCTTCACCATCCCCCACCTTACTAACTCGAAATAATCCATCACCTGTATTTCACGCTCATTAGTAGAACCGCCCCAATTAAGCGCCGCTAGGTAGATGCGCTGAACTGAATTGAGCCGAAACGACGATACGGGCGTTTTAAGCGGTTTTGCGCGGGCTTGCTTGTGGATATGCCCATCGTCGCTATCATCGCCGCTAATCAGCCATTTAAGCGTAACCTCATACAACTGTAGGATGTCCAACATCTGTTTTATAGTCGGTTCAAGCTCCACATCGTTATTTTCCCACATTCTCAGCAAGTCGGGTGTGCAATCGGTGATATGCCCAGCGGCTTGATAAATAGACTTACGGCTGTTAATGCGAGCTTGCTGTAATCTAGCAGGTATGGTGTTCATTTTGTTGCTCCATTCGATAATCAATACCTCCTGATAAATGTGCAGCGTCTAATGCGGTTGTGTTGTGCATCAGGAAATAGGATTCCCATAATGCGGGGCCTATCAACTTGCCCATGATTTCATCACTATGATGAATCCAATTGTATATATCCATTTCATCGGAGATTATTTCAAGTAAGGGATACATTGAGTCAAAATTATCGTGGTTACAAAAATCGTCTGCTAAGGTTTGGTTATCTTCATGTGTTAAAAATCTAACGACTCCGTTGGCAATACCGATAATGACTCCTCGTTCTTCATCAGTATACTCGCCCGATAATATTTTATCCCTATAGTGACGGTATTCATTTCTCTTGACTTTATCGCTGTTCATAATTCAATGTCCTTTCTCTTATCTATTGGTATGTTGGATGCTGATGTACTGAGCTGCGATGAATCGCGTCTTTCCCGCCATGTGAGGCGCGGCCCATCAAATGTCATGGGATGCTGGATATGCACCATCCCCCGATTATTCTTACTCACGCCGATTGCGTCATCATCTTCATCTCGCACCAACTGAAAATATTCATTCTCTTTCCATCCGACTCTGAGGTTCAGCACCATCTTAAACTTATTCGATGTGGCAAACTTCATGGACTCGGTACTACCCATGCGCCCAGTTCGCATATTATCGCGTGTCTCTTGTTTGGTGGTTTGGTTTCCGATGAAAGTGACAAGATTATGTCGGTTAGTGAATTCGTCAATCAGTGCTAGGTTATGTTCATCAGGATGTTCGCCTTCAGTCTTTGACTTTTGGACGCGTTGTAGGTAGTCAATGATAAGGACGGTGATAGGCTTGCCTTTTGATGACTGAAGTGCCATATGATCTTCAAGCATGTCCAACATCACGGGCAATCCTATTGAAAAATCCATCACACTGAATTCGCCCCACGTCTCACGCCCTACATCCAATGTAGCAAGTGCATTCTTTATTTTGAGTGGCCATTCTTTGACATGTGGATTTGCCCCATTACGTGTGACACGTTCTACATAGTCTGCAATCAATATGCCTCTACATAATCGTGCTGGGATGCCATCACGCTCTTCTTTTCGGGCTTTGCGATCTTGCTCAAATAGCGTCTGCGGGATGCCATAAGCCGATTGGATAAACATTTCAAGATAATCCAGCGGGCTAAACTCAGTCCCCCAATAAGCGATATTGACTTTCTGTTTGACACGGAATTCATCCACTAGCATTCGCAAGAACGATGTTTTACCACCGCCGCTATTGGCCACCACTGCCACCATAGACCGCGCTCTTAACCAGTGACACGCCCCTTTATATTGGTGCATAGATTTAATCGGGAACGCTATCGTATCGGGCGTAAGATCAACGAGCTTCATACCGCCATTCATGTAATCTATCCAATCCACAATGAGGTCGGATTGCTTGTGAATTTTGGGAGGCTCAATCACGCGATGCGATGCGATCAACTTGCGCCACGCTGGCAATACTTCCGGCTTTGGTTGATGCAAACGGCAGAAATCACCCATGTCCATATCCGGCATGTTCAAGTCAATCACGATGCTACCGGGTAATTGAGCATGAAGTTTGGCCGCAGCTTCACGCCCTTTACTATCACAATCTAGTGCGATGTAAATCTGCTTGTCATAGGCATCTTGTAGCTCTTTGAGTAGGTCGTCACTCAATTTGCGCTCCCCTGATGATGTGGTACAACAAGCCGGGATACCGTTGTCTTGTGCGGCTACGGTAGAGGATTCGCCATTTACTAGCACGATAAAGCCCATGTCCATCTTGATAGCCCGGTCTAGTCCATACCAGCAAGGCTTGTACCCAGCAGGGTGATTGAACCGTCTGAGCTTTTTATCCTGTGACATCTCATAACGGTCAATGAAGCGCATACGCTTGCCATTTTTAGTAGGGAATTCAAAGCCGGGCCGATTCATCTGTATGCCCATTACCCACCCTACATCCCGGTAGGCTTGCGCTGTCGTGCCACGATTGAATGCGAATTCTTCCATCGTCTCAGGGGCTTTGCTTAATGCAGGCGCTGGGGTCACATGCCCGTTATCGCCTTCGTACTCCAGCTCTATACCCCATAGCTTGGCTGTTTCGTGCGGGCTATGTGTAGAGCCGCCAAAGTCATTTATGATGCCAGTGAAAAAATTAATCCGGCAGGATGCGTTTGTGTCCGCTGGATTATGCGGATTAAGGAAAGGTTTGCCTTGAGACCATCCATCATTGTTATAACTGTTGAATCCGAATCGCTGTTCCGCTTCCCGCATGATGGCGGTGCGGGTGCTGTCAGTAAGTTCTTTATAGCTCATAACTGCTCCTGCTTTACTTTCGGGTCTATAATTTCAACATAGCTACAAAATGAACATTGAAATGTAATGATTGCGCGTATACCTGCTAAGCTCCATACAGCATCAGATCGCATCAGTCTCATACGTTTACCGCACTGTGGGCATTTCATCCGCGCACCGCCTTCCGCGATTTATCGCGCTTCACTAACTCAAATTCCAGCACCCACACTTCTGGGTTATCAT